AAATAATAGTTGAACATGTAAGTATTCCTTACAAGTTGAGTAAGAGAGGTAAGTGATTGCCTCTCTTTTTTATATGTTAGAATAAAGTTTTGCACTTTTTCGTGAAATCTATTTGATGATTAAATATTTTGTTGTATATTTGCAGCGTTATTGTTTAATCATCAAATAGTTATAGTATGGCAGATAGAATTAAAGATATTGTTGTAGGCGTAGTTCTTGCACTCCTCGCCTATCTTAAACCGATTGAAGGCGAGTTGTCTTCGCTTATGATCGTCTTCACCCTCAACTTTATTTTCGGTTATCTTAGTGGCATGATTGCAAAAGGAGAGAACTTCGAGTTGAAGAAAGCAGTTGTGTGCATCGGTCACGCTACCGTGTTCTTCGTTCTTTGCGCAGCAGTATATGCAATCGGGCGATTCAAAGGACAGATGGAAGGCTCGGTCCAATGCGTTTCCTTTATCTCGTACCTAGTATTATGGTTCTACGGATGCAATATTCTTAAGAACTTGAAACAGATTTTCCGAAAGGGAACACCACCTTGGTATGTAGTGAGTTTCCTCTATTATCTCATGCGCTTCAAATTTATCGAGAAGATTCCATATTTGTCAGACTATCTAAATTACACGGAAAAGGAGGAAAAGATATGATGTTAGCGATTATTATGGTGGCAGCTATTATAGTAAGCATTATTGTATTTGGCTGCATTATTCAAAGAAATGATTATAGCGAGGAGGAGAAGTAAACATGGCTGATTCTAGTAAACTCGTTCCGTTTATCCTCAGTTGGGAAACGGACAAATACACAAATAACAAGAAAGATAAGGGCGGTCCAACAAAATACGGCATCACCCTTGCGACCTGGAGGAGAGTCGGGTATGATAAGAATGGTGATGGTGTCCTTAACGAGGAAGATGTAAAACGCCTTACTGAGGAAGACTTTCATCGAGTTTTCAAGCAGAACTATTGGAATGCTTGCAAGGCAGATAAAATACAGGATCAGAGCGTAGCCAATATGCTAGTAGACTTCGCTTATAATAGCGGAGTCAGCAAAGCGGTAAAACATCTGCAACTTGTATTAGGTATCACAGCAGATGGTATCATCGGTAATAAGACGCTGTATGCCATTAATAAATCCAATGGAGAAAGACTATTCGAAGCCTTCAAGAAGGATAGAAAAGCTTATCTAAAGAGAATTGCAGTCGGTGACCAGAAAGGTTTTCTTAAAGGGTGGCTTCGCAGACTTAGCTACATTACGTATGATAATCTAAAATTGAATAAATGATGAAATGGTATGATATAAGATTTTGGAAATGGGCAACCATTACCCTAGTGGTAGGTCTTGCGCTTGTTTCTGTCTTAGGGTGCAGTACTCCTAGAGCAGTAACTGCACAAACCTTCATCACAGACAAGCAGAGTGAAAAGAAGTTCGATTCCCTCTTCACTACCCGATTGTCTTATGCCTTCGAGCAATGGCAACATATCCAAAAGCGAGAAACAGAAAAGGCTACAAAAGATAGCAGCTATGTAAAAGATAGCACAGCAACCCGATATGATGCGCAAGGGAATAAGATTGGTGAAGATCGTTTTCATTACGAGAGTCACTATTTATTTGAAAAGGAACGAAGAATGCTACTCGATACCATCAGTACATATAAAGCATACAAAGATAGCTTTATATATTACAGAGAAAGATGTGACTCATTATCAAAGATTGGTACCTCTCAGTTCTATAAGATTAACGCTCCTTCTATAAAAGAGAAATCTCTGTCAAGTATGCAGAAGATATTCTTAAAAACGGGGCAGATGTTTTGGTTCTGCTTTATACTCATAGTTATGTACTTATTATATATATCAAGGAAGAAAAAGAAATGTTCTTAGAAAAGTTGTTTAATTAAGGTTTTAAGATTTATTTTTGGATAACTAGGGCGACTACTCGTGATGAGCGGTCGCCCTTTTTGTTTGCAAAGTAAATTCTTCCGTTCTAAGAGGATAAAAAATGAGTCTACCTACTATCACCATAAACCACTGATTTAGAGTTACTAACGAAAACCATGATAGCCTTATAGCTTATTTCAAAACAATTTTCTAACTTTGCACACGTAACGTTACAAAAAGTGTTAGTTAAATATTAAGGTTAAATTAAAAATTCGGGATATGGAAAGTAAAACTTACGTGTTCAATCCAGAGAGCGGCACAAGCGGCACAGGCTCTAATGGAATCTTGGCTATGCTTCCTGCACTCATGCAGAGACAGGGTGTTGACCCAGGTCTTATTGCACTCTTGAACAACCGTGGAAACGGAAATGGTTGGGGTGAAGACATCTTTGCTATCCTTTTGTTGTTCATCCTTATGGGCAATAATGGTATGGGACTCTTCGGAGGTAATCGCTGCATGGGTTCCAACGGACAGGGCGGCGTTATGCCAATGCTTAACAATGATGCCAATACTGCCGTTATCATGCAGGCAGTTCAGCGCAATGGTTTTGATGTTCAGAGCTTGGCTACAGCCCTCAACACATCAAGTGATGCAGTCATGGCTGCAATCAATGGCTTAGGTCAGCAGATTTGCAACCTCGGCAATCAGATGGGCATGAATGCTAATCAGATTTTGACTGCTATCATGCAGGGTAATAATGCCATCGCTACTCAGTTGGCAGAATGCTGCTGCAAGACCAACAACGCCATAACTGCTATGGATGGCAACCTCAAGTTGTCTATCTGTCAGCAGACCCACGCCATCAATGATACGGCAAATGCCAATGCTTTGATGCTCCGTGACAAGGCAGATGCTAACAATCAGTCTATCTTGGCTAAGTTGGATCAGATGCAGACACAGGCAATGCAGGATAAGCTCGATGCTTTGAGAGAGAAGAATAGTGCTCTGCTTGCTCAGATTTCAAACGAGCATCAGACACAGGCTTTGCAGTCTTATCAGGCGCAGGTCATCACACCAGTAAATGCAGCTTTGGCTGCACTGCAGGCGGAGGTGGCTGGTATCAAGTGCAAGTTACCTAATACCATCAGTGTTCAGTACCCTCAGTACGGAGTATTCAACAAGGACGTTTATACTGCTGCCGCCATGGGAGCTTATGCAGGTGATGTAGCGGCTTCTCGTTCAACTGTAGGATGCGGTTGTTAGGAAAGGAGGTAACTATGTTCCCTTTATATCCATTCAATCCATTTATTCCAATCGGTCAGAGAAACCAAATCAAACGTATTGATGTAGGAGGTATCTATGAACTGAAGACAAATGCTCAACAGGTCACAGATGCTAGTGTTGATTATGGTATCAATCCTTGCTACTACAATGCTTTGCCTTGCGAGTGCATTGTACTCTTGAAGATACATCAAGGAGTTGCCGCTGCAAGTGCGACACTTCCTGTCACAATCGTAACTCCAAATAGTGGCTCTACCACTGTTAACGGAACTGCCAACACTAGCGGAACAGCTTCCGGTACAACAAAGGTGCCAGTTGTTGATCATGCGGGAAATGCAGTGACGGGAGCTAGCGTTTCTGAAACTACGGAGGCTTTGGCATACATCAATAAGAAGAGCGGTATTATCCGACTGCTTGGGTTTCAGCAGCCTACAGGCGGCTAACAGAGTATTAACTATGGGACAGACTGAAAAGTCTGCCCCTTTAAAAGAGAAAGAAAATGTTTCAAGGACTAAGACAGTCTTCTCTCTTCTACATCTTAGACAAGGGAGGAGAAAAGCCGACTCTAAGAATCGGTCAAGTAATATCGGTCAGCAATCCTCAGCAGAAATATCCTAGCTACGTGCCAGGACAGACTCCGACATTGGAGACGACCGTTGATGTTAAGGTACAAGTAGAAGACCAGCAGGTCAATTTCGAAAAGCTGCCATCTACGGCACAGATAGTGAACTTCGGCAATGAAGGTGTTGTTGTCAGTGACAGCAGAGAAGCTATGTGCGCAGAGATTGATGCTATGTTGCGACATTCAAAGGGAGTCGTGGAAAGTGTAGATTACCACAATGGAGTTATAAGCTCCTGCGAGGAAATGCTCACTAGAATCAACCCACAGATTGCTAAGGAAAAGCAGCAGGAAAAAGACATCAATAACCTCAAATCAGAGGTCAGCGGCATGAAGGGAACGCTATCCAATATTGAATCCATGCTGTCTAAGGCTTTGAGCGGTAACAATTTTAAAAAGTAATTGCTATGGGATATATGGTAGAAATTACGGAAAACAAGTTCGATGAGCTTGTTGACAACTGCGAGGAAATGGTTCGAGCAGGTGGCAAGGTTATGAAGTGCTTGGATAGTTTGAAGCGCGAGCGTATGGGTAATCGTATGCCAATGCCAGACTATCGTGACAAGTGGGACGATGAAGATTGGCGTGACGAAGACCGCTATGGAGAGCGACGCTACTATGGTCGCCGTGGCGGTGGACGTTACTAATGTTTAATTCGGTGGTGGGGATTTTTCCCTGCCACCCTTAAAAGAAAGAGCTATGGGAAAATGTAGAATGCCTTTGGATGCTTACGATATGAAGCCAGAAGGAATGATAGCATATCTGAGATATAATGGCTGGCACTTCAACAAGAAGGCTTGCGAATGGGCAGTCAGTCAGATGAGAAAATACAACCCAGTCACCAAAAAGGATGAGGAGGTTGACTATATGGATAAGGATAAGGTTGAATCCATCCTTACCAAGCAGGGAGTGACACTTGAAAATAATGTAGGCTATGATCATGTCTATGTGGCAAACATGGTTAAGGCTGATTTCTATAAGTCTTCCATCGAGGACGAAGCTCACATGGCTTTGTTCGTGAAAGATATGGTTGATGATACCGATCAGAAGGATGGCTTCATCTTTAACAGATTCTATGCCGATTGCAACCATAATGGCATCGGCATTCCATGGGATGATATTTTATGATAAGTCAAGAGATATATCTAGAAAAGTACGATTGGAAAGTTCTTGTGTTTTACGGTTTGGAATCATCAGATACCGATGAGGTATGCAACTCCCTTGTGCAGATAGGCTGCACAGAAAAGGCAGTCGAAAGCGCAAGGGAGCATTGCTTACGAGGAATACCGAACACAGGTCTTACCTACTCCAATCTTGCAGGTAGGAAGAGCGTGGTTGCTATTAGCAGGACCACATCAGAATATGAGTTCGTGAATACTGCCACACACGAAATGTTTCATGTTGTCACTCATATCTGCGAATCACTAGGTATTGACTTGAAAGACGAAGAGCCTTGCTATATGATGGGATGGCTCTGCCAGGCAGTTAGTAGGATATTCATTTAAAATTTAGAAATATGACGGACATTAAATTAATGGTGGATGCTGCAAGGCAGCTAAACCAAACTTGGAACGAATGCAGCAAGAATGCTGAAGAAGAAAGTACACCCGAGGTGTATAACGCTATGTGTGAGGTTGATGAAGCTGTTATCAACCTCGTTGAAAAAATCAGCCTTTGTTTAAAGGAAAAGGCAATTGTTGATATGTATGGAGTCTCAGAATTATCAAAAACGCATAAGTCAATTATCGAGAGAAACAAGGTTTAAAACCATGTAAAACAAATTTACTAAACTTCAATAGTGTTCTATAAACAACTGACAGCCAATTAGTTGCCGTTTTAGTTATAGTTAACACCATTGAAGTTTAGTTAAGTTAACCAAAAGTTAAATCTTTATTTTAAGCCTATCTAAGACCGCACATTTTCTTACTTATACATCTACATCAACCACAAAAAACAGCGCAATAAGCTAGAAATCAACTATTTATATCATTTCTAGATTATTTTGTAATATCATTTTACTGAAAGATATAGTCTATAACCTTCCTATTTGCATCATCAATTTTTTGCTGATTGAAATTGATGTAAACCTGTGTCACTTTTGCACCTGTAGAGAAAGAATGTCCGAGGGCATGGCTTATCACATCAACGGGTATATCGAGTTCGCTAGCTATTGTTGCCCAAGTATGACGAGCCCAGTAAGATGTTAGATTTTCAAAACCTTCAATGCTTTGCAATATTTTTCCCCATGATGCAGTAAACGTATGGACGCTTGCGTATTGATCGAGAATACAGAGTAGATACTTTCTCCCTCTATATTTGTCTATGATGGCTAATGCTTCGGGCTCAACCTTGATGCTATATAGCTTCTGTGTCTTTTGTCGTTTATAGTGTATATAGCCATCTTGCCCTATCTCAGTGAGGTTGCAAAGGTCAGCTACATTGATGCCTATAAGAAACAAAGATAGTTTGAACATATCGACAGCCATGGTTTGCTTCTCGCTCCCATGGAAAGAAAATAATCGGTGCAATTCGTCAATAGTCAGAGAACGCTTAATTGTAGGCTCAGACTTAATCTTGAATACACGAAAAGGATAAGACATCGTTATCTCATTCGCCATGGCATCACGGAATACAGCTCTGATATTGCGAAAATGAATACTCCTTCCATTTACAGACGGAGAAGATTGAAGAAGAAACGCATCAAAACCACTAAGCCAATCCTTAGTAATATCCTCGAAGGTTTTCGTCTTAATCTTAGCATCATACTCAGCCATACGTTTTGCAGTTACAAGATAAATCTCCTTCGTCCTCTTAGCAGTGCGCGATTCTGCATAAGACAGGAAACGGCTGTAAAAGCCATTTGCGGTTACTGCGGTTGGCTCCATGATTTCTACAACCTTGTTTTTAATTTGTGTAGCTGTCAATTTGGTTAACTCACCTTTCTTCAATAATTCGAGAACGATATTTGATACTGTACTTTTTTGGGTATCAATATAGCTCTGCAGGTTTGCTTTGTCTGGTCTATTCTTGATACGTTCCTTACTTGTGTCCCATTGAGTTGGTAATATCTTCACACCAAGATTGATGTACGCAGAAGAGCCCTGTTTGTTAATACCAATTTTAAGAGGGGCTTCATCACCTCTCTTAGAACTACGCTTATCTAAGTATATGTGAATTGTTACTGCCATATCTCTTCTTTTTAATGTTGCGGTTTATTTGCGGTTTTTGCGGTTAATCTGCGGTTGATTTTACCCAACTTTACCCAAAAGTATGAAAATGTATCAAAAAACACTTTTGGCAAATCCCCTTAAAATAAAGGAGTTTAGCGGAAAGAGGGGGATTCGAACCCCCGAACCGGTTTTGCCGATTACACGCTTTCCAGGCGTGCCCGAAAAATTCGGATTCCGCAGATTTTCAATCAGTTACAAACAAGCATTTTCAGACTTGCGGTTTATTTACGGTTTTTTCGTATTTAACCGCAGTATAATGGTATTTTTCGAATGATGCTATTTTAAGAGACTGGATCAGCCTATCCTGCATATTCGCCAAATCTTCTATAGAGTCTAATGTAACCCATTCGTTAGTTTTGTAATCTTCCATAGGGAAGCACACCTTTACTTTTCCTGCCGCTCTTTTGATTCGAACAATCCATCGCCAAACAGAACCATACTTGTTGATTGTAAAATACGATTTGAAAGACGTATATTGAATCTCATCTTCGTAGGCATAATCTTTCAGTAATTTCTTGACCAAAAGATAAGCCTTATAATCTTCGCCATTTGCTATAGGTGAAGGCTTATCACCTTTCGGCTGCGGAATAGACAATCTATCATTCAGTTGAGTCCGAACCTCTCTTGCAACCTCATCTACAGAATAACTGCAACCGATTGAGTTGGCTATATACTTTGCAAATGTATCAGAGCATTTGAATACGTCATTCTCTAGAAATGTCCTAACCTTCTCTTCAATATTAATGTTTTCTGCAATCTGCATAATTTTCCGTTCATCAAAGCAGTTTCTTTGAAACCTACCTAACAATTCTACATCATGTTTATCAAAAGAGCTTATATCGAAAACAAAGAATGGTTTTGAGTCCATCAAGTTCACTCTATCCATATCTGAATAGAAGCGATATTCTATACCGTTAGTAAGTATTGCGAACCTAGCCTTAGTTGCCACATAATACTTAGCTAGCTGGAGGACAAAAGCATCTAGGCTCTTTTCACACTGCTTGCACTCTACTATCATCGCAGGTTTGGAATCAATATTAATAGCATAGTCCACCTTGTCTCCCTTACGTGAAATATCGCAATCCATTTCGGGTATAACCTCTAGTGGATTGTATATATCATAGCCGAGTGAGACAAGAAAAGGAAGAACGAAGGCAGTCTTCGTGGCTTCCTCAGTCGCTACATGATTTCTCAGCTTAGAAACCTTGTCAGATAACTCTTCAAGAGTTTTATATAATTCCATTGCTCTACACCTTATTATATATATTATACTATGCGCAAAGTTAAATAATCTGAATATTAAGATATTTCTGTATATTTTGTACCGATATTACAAATTTATTTTGTACCTTTGCACTGTCATTCTAAAAATAACAATGCAAAGATACAAAAAAGATTGGAATTTGGCATGAATGATGTGTTAAGATGCACTAAGAGCAATAAGTTAAATTTAAAATTCATCGTTATGGGATGCACTAAGAGCAATAAAGCTCCAAAAGTTGGAGAAAAAAAGAACGCTTTCGTAGAATTGGTAGATTTGTGGAAGCAAGATGTCAATTGGAAAAGCAATGCAAAAAACAACAGAAAAATCTGCATTGGCTTCGGTATCTCTCTAACAGCAGTAATGGTATTCTGTCATACTTGGCTGTTCATACCAGCTATTATCGGATTGTTATGCTGTCTATCTAGTCTGAAGGATTTAAATGTGGAGGAGTAAGATATGGCAAGATTTATCGAAGTAAGAAACCTTGAAGGCTATAAGATACTCATCAATGTCGACAATATACAATCAATACGACAAGTTGACGGTTTGGGTAAAACTTGCATTTTGCTTAATAATGATATAGTACGAACAGAACTTGAATACTCGAAGGTAGTCGAGCTTGTCAGCCCTAAAAAGAAAGGATTTCGCTTATGGCAGTAACAAGTAATGAACCAAAGGTAATAGCAACAAGCAGATACAGCATCAATGAGACCTGCGAGTTGCTTGGCATCACAAGAAAGACCTTACAGAAGTACACTATGTTTGGTCTTATCAAATGTGGGCTTAGAAAGGCAACCATGAAGAAGTTCTATACAGGACTTGAAATCATGAAGTTCTGGAGGACTGCGGTATGATATATGATAAAAACCATCCTCTCCGAGTATGCACACTTTGCAGTGGATATGATTCGCAATGTCTAGCTTTGAAATATCTCAAAGATAAACATTCAGAATTTGATTTTGATTTGGTTGCCTGGAGTGAAATAGACAAGTCAGCTATTACAGCTCACAATATCCTCTTTCCAGAATACAAGGATAGAAACCTTGGAGATATGAGCAAGATCATGTGGGATGGTGTTAAAGATTTCGATATGCTCACATACTCTACACCTTGCCAGTCGGTTTCTACTGCAGGAATGAGAAAAGGCATAGAGGAAGGCAGCGGAACAAAATCATCTTTGCTATGGTATACACGGAATGCCATCATAGCTAAGAAACCAAGGTATCTCTTGATGGAAAACGTCAAAGGTCTGGTAACAGAAAAGTTTCGTCCATTTTTCTTTGCTTGGTTGAAAGAACTCGAAAGTTATGGTTATACATCATATTACAGGGTACTCAATGCTAAAGATTATGGTGTTCCTCAAAATCGAGAACGAATATTCGTTATATCCATAAGGAGAGACGGAGAAGAAAACTTTCACTATCATTTTCCGAAAGCAGAAAAGCTAACATTAAGGATAGCAGATATTTTGCAAGATAACGAAGATAAAACCCTCTATATTTCCAAGAGTCTGTCAGACGGACTTATCAGAAAGACTAATGCCAATGAAGTAAGTTCTCCAAAAATAATACATATAGGAGACTTGCCTATAGGTGCCAAATTTGCAGGTAAGCAGAGAGTTTTCTCTATTCATGGCATATCTCCAACGCTTATGGAGAATATGTACAAAGATCCGAAAAATTATGGTTGCATTCCTAAAGTCGTAGTTAAAAACAAGGTTCGTAAGTTATCTCCTTTCGAGTGTTTCGCTTTGATGGGAGTACATAAAGAGGACGACTACAAGCTATGCAATAGTGGTCTAAAAAAAACAAAGCTATACAAGTTATCTGGTAACTCTATAGTGACTAATTGCATGACTGCTATGTTCGAAGAGCTTCTCTACCCTACTGGTAACAGCTATGTAGAGAAAGATGGACAATTATCATTGTTCTAGAGCCTACACCAAAGCTACTCCACCTTAGGCAAGTGGATTCTTTACTCTCAGAATTTGGCGGTAGCTTTGGCATCTGAGGATTGTGGCTACAGCGTTGAAAGTGTAGCAGTGCATATAAGCCTGGAGCGGTATTATTCTTATCAGACCATGTTTTACCTTGCCGTGTACCAGACCTCTATGATGCAATAAGACCAAGAGGGTTTGACTCCCTCAATCCTCACTTAACGCAACAAGTGGTAAATAGGATAAGGTTTAGTTTTTATGTTTGTTGGTCCCTCATTGTCTGTGAAGATGGTGAGGGATTTTTTTTGTAGCTTTTTTGGAGACTAAGCCAACACACTTGCTAACACACCTACTAACACACTGCTAACACACCATAAAAGACTTATTATCAATAATTTACAGAGATTGAAAAAAGTCAGCTAACACACTCACTAACACAATAGCTAACACACTGCCTATTTTTGCTAACACACTGCCAACACACTTTAAACAACTATAAAACAACGACTTACAGAGATTTCAAAAAGGCAACTAACACACTGCTAACACACTGGTAATAAATATTGTCATTTTAGCATACACCACCTAACACACTTGCTAACACACCTACTAACACACTGCTAACACACCATAAAAGACTTATTATCAATAATTTACAGAGATTGAAAAAAGTCAGCTAACACACTCACTAACACAATAGCTAACACACTGCCCAAAAACTTTTCTTTTGTACTAACGTAGTTAGTATCTTTCTTTTATAGTATATATATTTATTATTATATATATAATTATAATATACTAACGTGCGCGCGAGAAATTTTTGGGCGGTTGTTCTAATACAAAATAGTGATGCTGAACATTGCTCCATACTCATCATACTGAGGAATGGTAATGATGGTTTTAGCTCTTGCCCCATCTTTAACCTTCTGAATTGTGATTAAAGAAGTCCACTTTGAAGGAATGTTCTCATCAAGTTCTTGGCATACTAGGCGGTATACTTCAACAGCACCTCGGTCAACAAAAACTTTTCCTTCCTCATAACTGCAAGAAGTTATCTTGAAGGATAGCTCATCTTCGGTACCTGCATCAATTGTCAGTTTACCTTCCTTCACAGAAATAGAGTGCTCAACTTGCATTGGATCGCAATCTTCGGCATCCTTGTTGACAACGAAGTCACCTGCTCCAAAAAGCCAATGAATTTGCTCAGTTTGCGTTTCAAAACGCATAGAAAATGTACCAACAGAGATTTCTTGCGGTTCTAAAGCCATACAAGCCGAACAAACCAATAATTCTACTACAAAAGAAACAAATCTTCTCATAAGCGAAATTTTAAGGGTTATTTTGAATTTTAAACATCATACCTACACCTGTCAACAGCCATTCGGCATTAACGTTATAATCTTCAACTAGCCAAGCAAGCCATTCTGATTTGATAGCTCTTCCATCTGGGCACTTCTTAAACGTAGAGAAATTCCAATAGTTGATACCATGAGATTCGGTAAAAGTGCGTATTCCTCTAGCTTTACGCTGGTTGATAGCAACATCAAGAGCAAGGAAGAAACGCTTTGTTATCGCCATGCCTGTTGGCGTTGTCGTAAGTTTCATACGCTATAAATATTTCCGTGTACGTTAATTATATAGAAATCGCTTTTTTATCTGCAGGAGTAATAGTCTCCCCATTAGCTAGCTTCTCGAAACATCTTGCAAGATGTTCGTATGCCTGGCGTAGCTCCTTTATCTCCACATCTTTCTGTGCGTTAATTTCGATGAGACGATTTATGACAGAAAGCGAATCTATTTGCTCATTTGGCTTTTCTGCTTTAATTGAAGTCGCAGGAATATCATCATTAAGCATATTCCCTTCTCCAGTCAACAACCAGTCGATATTGTACATAGGCTTGGCTGTATGGATAAGATTAGCCATTCTCGCACTCACCTTCAAAACCTTACCATTAAGGATGTCATAAACCGCTTGCGGTCTACTGAGTCCCATATCCTTAGCAAGCTGCGAACCAGTTATATTTTCTTGCATAAGGATAGCATTAATAACCTCTTTTGCTGTCATACGTATAATAAAAGTTAAAATACAGAGATTTCTTAATGATTTGTACCGATATTACAAATATTATTCTTATCTTTGCACCGTGAATATTTAAATAACAATGCAAAATTACAAAAAATTATTTGTATGGCAAATAAAAGTGAAGAAAAAAAGCAAAAAATGACCCTTTTGGATTATTACGAGAACCTTCCAAAGTCCTCGTACCCAAAGAAGGATTTCATTCAGCGCATCATGTCAGAATGCGATGTATCATTTACTACTGCTCGAAACTGGACCAAAGGTCATACAAAACCGATGGTTGATTGGCAGATTAAAAAACTGTCTGAAATAACAGGAATACCAAAAGAACAGCTATGGCAGTAGAGTTTTATATGTTTGATGATGAACTTTGGTTCATTAAGGATGGTACCGAAAATCAAGCTCTCTCGGAAAAAGATACAGAAGTCATTAAGAAAATGATTGATGCTATCCGAGAAAGATACCCCGAAGCCTACAAGGCTTTATCTAAGGAGTACCAAAAGAGTTCAATGAATGTTCCTTATTATCAGTTCTTGATAGTCAGAAGATTCTGTAAATGTAACTTCGGAAAGCTTGATACAACCACCTACGATATTGATAATCTCGGCAGGTTTAACTTTGAAAAAGTTGAATGCCCACTGCGAGGAGAATGTAAGAACGAAGGCATTATTTGCAGCCCAAAGTTTAACTCCAAACTATCACCTGCCGAAGAAAGGGTAATGAACCTTATCTATCAAGGTTTCACAAAAGAAGAAGTTGGTGACAAACTTTGTCTATCTCCGAACACAATTAAACAGCATGTCAGATCAGCTTACTGCAAGCTACGTGTTCATGATAAAGGCGAGTTTATAAAGCTAGCTAAAGATAATGGATTTTTTTAACAATTTAAAGCACTAAGAGCAATGAGTATGATTAAAAGAAGCAATGAAATTGCTATTCAGAAAAACGTTAAAATGATGGTTTACGGACAGGCAGGTATGGGTAAGACAACTTTTGCCCTCTCAGCACCTAAGCCTTTGTTGCTTGATTTCGATAATGGTGTCAAGCGTGTTAATACCGCACATTTGGATGATAATGTCGGTATCGTACAGGTTTCTAGTTGGCAAGATATTCTCAACTTGCTCAACTATAACAAGAAGGATTTGGAGGAGTTCGATACTATCGTTGTAGATACGATTGGAAAGATGATTGACTTCATCATCGCCTACAGATGCAATGGTCGCAACCCTCAGATACAGGATTGGGGTACCATCAATAACGACTTCAAATGGTTCACCTCATCTTTGTCACAGCTTAACAAGAACATCGTCTTTGTCGCACATCGTGACACACGCAAGGAAGGTGAAAGTACTGTGTATATCCCTGCACTTCGTGAGAAGAACTACAACAATATCGTTACGGATTTGGACTTGCTTGGCTATCTCGAAATGAGAAGTGAGAATGGACAGCAAATCAGAACTATCACTTTTGACCCTACAAGTCGTAACGATGGTAAGAACACCTGTCAGCTTCCTGGTTGTATGCAGATTCCGGTTATTCTTGATGCAAACGGACAGCCAACCGCTCCTAATAACTTCATCGCTACTCAGATTCTCTCACGTTATCAGTCTATGATAGCTCAGAAAGAAGAAAAGGTTAAGGAGTACAATAAGGCTCTTGAAGAGATTAAGGAGGGTGTTCAGTTGATTACTGACGCAAGAGGGGCAAACCATTTCATCGAGCACATCAAAGATTATGCAAACTTGGGTAACTCCATCATTCTTCATGCAAGAAGTCTGTTCACCGAGAAGGTAAGTGCTTTGAAGTTGGTTTACAATAAGGAGACCAAGCAATACGAAGACCCACAAGCAGCATAAGCTATGGAAGTAGTCAAGTTTAGGTTCTATGCGACGCTTTTGGATGCGTATCAGAACTACCTTGATAGTGACATCATTTGGAGTAAGTATTGGGGATGGTCTGAAAATCCACCCCATACTCCAGAAGAGTTCAAGAAGATACAATTCCAGTCGTTAATAGATAAGATAAATCGAGTATCATTCGATAGTGAAGCTGCTGACAAAGGCACAGCATTCAATGAGGTTATTGATTGTATGGTCCTTCATCGTAACTCGGAGAATATGGATATCCACACCATTTATCAAGAAGTAGAAGAATATCCGTATAGCAAAAGGGTTCCTGTCGGTGTAGAAGCAAAGCTGAACGGCAGAAGTTTCTGCTTCCCTATTCAGCTAGTCCGACATTATGCAGCCTACTATAAAGGAGCATTGCCACAGGTTTATATACAAGCTGTCTTGCCTACCATGTATGGCAAAGTAATGCTGTATGGGTATATTGATTACCTTATGCCGTTCTGCACTCATGATCTGAAAACAACACGTCAGTATGCGGTTGGCAATTACAAGAGACACTGGCAACATAAGGTCTATCCTTATGCCCTCATGAAGAATGGTTGTGATGTTTACGACTTCGAATACAATATCTCGGAAATCGGAAAGACGTATTACAGAAACTACACAGAGAGTTATACGTTTAACCCTAAAAGGGATATTCCTCTACTCACTCAACACTGCGAAGGATTGATTAGTTTCATTCAAGAAAACAGAGATTTGATAACAGACAAGAAAATATTCAATTTGGTTTAATATGGCAGAAGAAAAGAACACCAATATCGTTGCACTCCAAGAAAAGGATGTGCAATTGGTGGTAAGCAAAGAAACTATCGGTCAGCTTACCACGAATATCAAAGAGGTTAAAGCTAGAGTTGAAAATGCTTTGCCTATGTATGACATCAGCAACTATAGCACCGATGATATTCCAAAGTGCAAGGAAGACAAGGCTTTACTCAACAAGGCAGCTAAAGCACTTGATGATAAGCGCAAGGAGCTTGAAAAGGTTTGGAATAAGCCTTTTGAGGAGTTCAAGACAACCTGTAATGATACGTGCAAGCTTATCAAGAATGCGGTATCTCTCATTGATGGCGTAATCAAAGAAGATGAAAATCGCACCAAGAAAGCTAAGAGAGAAGAGATTGAAAAGCTTGCTGAGAAATGCGGAGTGGAAACCATCGGTATCAAACTAGACCTCATCTTTGATGCAAAATGGCTCAACAAGACAACTTCAATGAAGTCTATCGAAAAAGCTATCACAGAAAAGGTTGATAACATCAAGAAAGACCTCGAGACCTTGAAGTTATTTGCAGAAGATTACGATGCACTTGCCGCCCGATACAAGGAGAATCTCAATCTGCAGGAGACTATCGCATACGCAAACAAGCTGAAAGAACAGCGTGCCAGCTCAGTATCCCCTAATAAGAAAGAAACTGCAACACCTCCAACATCACCTCAGAAGGAAGTCGCGGAGAACAATGCAGCCGAGCAACAGGAAGAGAAGCCAAAGAATGGTAAGATGTCTTCTAATGAAGAAGATGCCATGGATGCTTTCGCTGCCGCTATGGGACAGTCGGTTGCACCTCCTACTCCAACCGAGACACGTACTTACGTTTGTACCGGTACAAAAGAGGCAATGGAATGTTTGGAACGCTTCATGCGTGACAATGGTATCACTTTTAATGTTCAGTAAAAATGGCATTTCAAATTAGTGGAATTATTCAGCATATAGGGAATACGGAGAGTATTCCCTATCAAGACAAAGTCTTCAAAAAAAGAGAGCTTGTCTTGGATTGCTCCTATCGTAACCAGTTCACAGGGCAGATAGAGAGAGCAAACTATCCAAAGTTCGAGTTTACAGGCAATCACGTTGATGATCTGAACGGCTTCAATATGGGTGATATTGTGACGGTATCATTCTCCTTGAATGGTTCACGCTCAGAGAAAGATGGGCAAGTCAGATACTTCACTAACGTTCAAGGTTATAAAATCGAGAAATATCAATCTCGTTATAATCAGCAACAGGGTGGAAATCAGACCGCACAAGCGGCTAACGGAAATCAGCCAACACCTACACAAGGGGCATGCCAAAGCGCACAACAAGCAGCTATGGAGTCTGCAAGAAATGCAGCAGCACCACCTGCACCTAATTTTCCTCCCGCAGTAGATGAGAACGGAAACCCTATTCAAGGTAATAATGATGATTTACCATTTTAAAACTTAGACTATGGCACTCTATAATTTGAAGAACGTTTACGATAGGAAGAAGTTCAAGGAAGCCTGCAATCAGATGGTTCTGAAGAACGAATACGTTGAATTGAAAAAAAAGAATACTCAACGTTCTTTAGCTCAAAACAGCTATCTACATTGTCTGTTAGGTTACTTTGCTTCCGAATTTGGTTACACTCTCGAAGAAGTCAAGTTTGATATTTTCAAAAAGATTTGCAACCGAGATATATTCGAGAGAAAGCGACTTAACAGAAGAGGACAGGTGGTTACCTACATCAGAAGTAGTACAGAACTCGATAAGGCAGAAATGACAACTGCAATAGAAAGGTTCAGAAATTATAGTAGTGCTCAGTGTGGGCTTTACCTACCTACACCTCATGAAGGTGAAATGTTATTTTTTGCTCAACAACAGATTGAGCAGTGTAAAGAATTTGTATAATTTAAAACAGAAAATATTATGTTAGCAGATTTGGATGGTCACAGACCAGAGAAGATTGAGTTTTGTTTGACCGAAGCTCAGAAAGAAATGTTCAAGGACGTGTTGGTACTTTGCGAAGGTGCAAAGAGTGCAGATGAACCTATCAAGGTTCTGCATGACAAGTTCAATGCTCTCTTCCCAGACAATGAAGTTGTTGACCGCAAGTATGATGATTTCGAGATTCACGCTATCCGTGAAGAGTACTGCATCAAGCAGGAGAATGATGTGCCAAAGCGCAAGGAAGAGTTGGAAACCGTTCTTGCTCAGATCAAGACGATGAAGAAGAATGCCGAAGAAGCATACGCATCAGCACTTCTTGAAGTCAGTGATTTGGCAGCAAGAGTTAAGAATGGCATCACGGATTTCCGCTTACCTTCTACTAAGACCGCTCGTATTGCTCTCAATGGTCATTACCTCTTCTTTGCTTGGGTAGATGATAAGTTCCAGCTTTGCAAGGTTCAGAAAATTCCAGATTGGGATAGAAGCGGCTTGTGGAGCCAGGAAGATGTCAATCAGCAGGCTATGAAGGAAGTTTTCGGCATCGAGTTCCCCGAAGTAGAAAAGCCAAAAACAAAGGCTGAGGAGCAGACTGATGATAATGACCTTCCTTTCGGTGATGATGATGAGAATGGTAATGATGAAGACGAGTAATCATGTACACACTCAGACCATATCAGAAACAAGCAAGTGATGCTGCCGTCAGAGCGTTCACAGGCAAGACTAAGAAGAATGGACTTCTTATCTTGCCTACGGGCGCAGGCAAATCGCTTGTAATCGCAGATATTGCAAGTAAGCTGGATAGTCCGCTACTCATCTTTTGTCCGTCAAAGGAAATTCTAGAGCAAAACTTCGCTAAACTGCAAAGCTATGGTGTTTTTGATTGTGGAGTATATTCCGCTTCTGTTGGTTGCAAGGATATAAACAGAATAACTTTTGCTACCATCGGAAGCGTTATGAACCACATGAAAGACTTTCAGCACTTCAAGTACGTAATGGTTGACGAATGCCATCTTTGTAATGCGAAAGGTGGACAATACAAAACCTTCTTCGAAGCCGCGGATAGACAGGTTATCGGCTTAACAGCAACACCATATCGACTAGGAAGGGGACTTAATGGCAACTCGATGCTAAAGTTCCTTACGAGAACTAGACCAAGAATATTCGATGAGGTTCTGTACTATTGTCAGATTTCAGAATTGCTTGCAAAAGGTTATCTTGCCGATTTGAGATACTTCGATTGCACTCAGCTAGATATGTCTAATGTGCATGCCAACTCAACAGGAAATGACTTTGATGAAAACTCCCTAAAGTTGGAATATGAACGAAGCGGATTCTATGATCAGCTTACTTCCACTACCCTACGTGTATTGAAGCCAAAGAATAAAATACCGAGAAAAGGAGTTTTGGTCTTCACTCGATTCACGGAAGAAGCGGAAAGATTGACAGATAAACTTCAACAGAAAGGTATTAATTCTGCAATCGTTACAGGCGAGACTCCAAAGAAAGAACGTGAAGCTATCTTGGAGAAGTTCAAGGATGGCACCATAAAGGTTGTCTCTAATGTCGGAGTTCTCACCACAGGATTTGATTATCCCGCACTTGACACGGTTATCTTGGCAAGACCAACGAAGTCTTTGAGTCTCTACTATCAGATGGTGGGACGAGCTATCAGACCTTTCAAGGATAAAGACGGATGGATAATCGACCTTGGCGGTAGTTTCCGTTCCTTCGGAAAAGTCTCTGATTTAAGAATAGACCTAGAGGTGCAAGGTTCATCAAGATGGTGTATCAAGTCTTTAGGCAAACAATTGACTAACGTAAGTTTTTAAATTATGAAAATTGAAGCAAAACAGATTAATGAGTGGGTTAAAAAAGCCTACGATAATGCTGTCAAACATGGATGGCATGAAGAAGAAAAGTCTAATGCGCATTGGTTGATGATGGTCTGCACAGAAGTAGCAGAAGCCGTACAAGCTGACCGCAAAGGAAACTATATGGACGACCTTGACAAAGAAGGTCTTAAAACCGTACTTGCCAACGACCATGGTGGCAGTTTGTTCAATAAATACTACTCTGATACCATCGAGGGAAAAGTAGAAAGCGAGTTGGCAGATATTTGTATTCGTGTTTTTGATTTGATGGGTGTTTGTGATGTTGAGGCAAAGGACGGATTTTCCACATTTGACTCTGAGGTTAAGTATGCTAAAGAGCATAGTTTTACCGAAAATGCCATCATGGTTACTAGAACTATCGTTTCGTGCAACCTTAACTCATCTATAAGTGTAAAGGCAGAAATGTTCTGTGTCTTATATAAAAGTATTCTTTCCTCCGTTTTTGAATGGGCAGAAGCACTTGGAATCGACCTCGTTCAGCACATCAACTTGAAGATGCGTTATAACGAAAGCAGAGAATACCATCACGGAAATAAGCTGTATTAAAGAGTCCTATGGTTATGAATAAATACTATTTCAACCGCAAGCCAAAAGCGGCTCAAACCGAAAAAAAAGAGGTAAAAAAGACTACTTCTAAGAGCAAACCTAACTTGGTTAAAAAGCTCGATCGGATATTCTCTCTTTATATCCGCTTGCGTGATGTTATGGCTAATGGTTATGTTCGGTGTATATCCTGCGGGCAGATAAAGAGCTTTGAAGATGTGGACTGCGGTCACTTCCATAGTCGCCGCCACATGGCAACTAGATTCAATGAAGATAACTGCCATGCTGAATGTAAATTCTGCAATCGTTTCTCTGCGGACCACCTCATAGGCTACCAACGCAACCTCATTCAAAAAATAGGGCAGCAAAGATTTGATCTGCTAAACGTGAAGGCGCATTCTACATGTCACTTCACTTCTAGTGAACTAGAAGATATGATTGCTCACTATACGGCTGAGGTTAAGAAACTTAGCAGTCTCAAAGGTATCAAAGTTAATATTTGATAATATTTTCGGTAATATTATTTAATCAATAAATAATTTATTATCTTTGCACCGAAGAAATTAAATCTCTGAAACGTGGAACTTTCGGATAAAAAATATTCAGACCTCAATAAGTATTGTTTGGGTTCCACCTGCGTAAGCAGCTAAACAAGAAAGTTGAGGTTTTATTGTACAACTATGGCAGATTGGATAAGACTTCCTCGCAGCATGTTTGATTGGGATTGGTTCGATAAGCCCGAAATGCTTTCCCTCTTTCTATATTTGCTCAACAATGCAAAAGAGAAAGAAGTAAAGCATGATGGAATCGTCGAGCATAGAGGACAGTTTTTGACTAGTCTTGGAAAACTCAGCACTATTATTGGTGCAGGAAAACAAGTGGTTAGAACCTGTTTGTCAAAGCTAATAAAAATGCAGCTAATAGAAGTGAATACGGAAAGATTATATTCCATCATCACTATCTGCAATTATGATGACTATTTTGAAGCTGAGGTCAATAAGCCTAAAAATGAGCTAAAGAATGAAGATACTAAACCAGTAGAAGCACCTAAGGAAGATAAGCCTAAGAAAACGAAAGAGGAGATTGCAGCAGCAACCGAAAAGCGAAAGAAAAAATTCGGTCAAGATTTAGTTCCTTATGTTGCAACTTATGGCAAGGATATGATCAGAAAGTTCTATGACTATTGGTCAGAAACGAATAAGTCCAAAACTAGGATGAGGTGTGAGACTGAGAAAACATGGGATTTAAATCTAAGGCTACAAAATTGGGCAAGACGAAATAAAGACTTCGGAACAAAGCAATCTGGTACGGCTCTACATAATTCGGAAAACAAAGATTATAACGAAGGAGGATGGTAATTATGAATGTAGATTTCAATCAAATTATTCAAAGATTCGAGAAGGGAGAAGACTTGTTTCTCGCTGACAAGGTGAGAATAAGGATTCCTAACGCAGAACAAAGGCTTCGTGGGGGGCTAGACTATTTCGTTGATAAATACACCTGTGGGGAAGTTCCTCATGCGAAATGGCTAGAGAATAATTATCGTCCTATCGTTGATTGGATGACAGACAATAAAGGAAAGGGGCTTCTTATTACAGGTGGGTGTGGTCTCGGAAAAACTCTGATAGGTAAGCATATACTTCCTTTACTCCTTCAAGACTCTTGCAGAAAACTCGTCAATATCTTTACTGCCCAGGAGTTGAATACAAAGATTGATGAGATTCTGAAACTCCACATCATTTATATTGATGATATTGGCACAGAGGAGGTGTCGAAGGTTTATGGTAATGTACGATGTACATTCTCTGAATTATGTGATGCAGCAGAGCAAAAGGGGAAGCTTCTCATCATTACCACCAACTTAACTGCAAACGAACTCGAAGCAAAATATGGAGAACGAACTATAGATAGGTTAAAAGCCATCACTAAGTTTGTCCCTTTCACAGGTAAATCATTAAGAAAATAGATATGGAAATTAAAGAAGACAAAGATTTCTTGTTTGCTACAAAGCAAGCTAGATTAGCAACCTTCCTTGAAAATGATGAGGAAAGAAGAATGTTTAGAAACGCCATTTACAATGCTATTAAGTGGGGTAAAAGACATTAGTATATAAACTACAAACAAAAGAGCAATGAAGATGTTACAAGACATTACAGATTGGTTCAAGGCTGAAATTCTTGGCGACCAATCATTACAACAGGAGAGAAAGAAACTGAAATCACAGAAAGATTTCGAGAAGCGTATTAATGAAGCAGCTCGCCATGTCTGCCTCTCAGATCGTCCTAATGATGATGGGGCTCCATATCCTGTTATCTGCATGGATGGCACCGTTATCTATAAAATCTGCGAGAATCCTCGAATCGAGAAAGGAGAAATCAGCCTTGAAGATGTAGGGGAAGTTTTGGTAAGGCAACGCATTCATTATGCCGAAAACAATCTGAATTTCAGATAGTTACGCGGTTTAAAAGTTAAATAAAGTTGCTAAAAAGCGATTAAAGAAAGTAACGTTTGGTCAATCCAAAATTTCTTTGTATCTTTGCATCAGTTAATTAAACAACAAATAAGTTTAACAATTAAATGATAAGAGCAATGAAAAAGGTAAAGTACGTTATTAAGGCAACTAAGTTCAAAGATAACACATACGAAGATGTTGTTTTTGAAAATCAGCCACTCAGTCAAAAACAAGAAACATTCAGTGACGTAAAGCACATCTTAGATTTGGATTTCGAGAATGCTTTAGACGAAGGCAAGAAAGTTCAGTATGACGGAGTAGAGCTTGATATCTTCAATGAAGATGGTACAATTCTCAAAGAATGGATTCAAGACGTAGCATAAAGGTAATGGGGTGACTAACCATCACTCCACAATATATAGAGCAATGAAATACGAAGAAACGTTTAAATCCGAAGTAGCTTCAATTGAAGCTATGCTTTACAAAGCAAAACAACGTAGAAAAGAATATGGTGCATTGAATGCCATCATATACATGAAAGAATGGCTTAAAGTTGTCTACGAAGAACTGAACGATTTCACATTGACTTAACAAAAGATATGAAACATGTATGTAGTAATTGCATATCTTCCGATATATGCTATAATGAAGGCAAGAAGCCTAATGACACTTGCCATCAATGGGAATGGAGATATACAGGTTTATGGTTTGATAATTAAAAAGTAAGACAATGGGAAAAGAGAAAGTTACAGTAACCGATTTGAAGGTTACACTCTCAGAGCTTGGTGTAACATCTGGCTTGACGCAGGAAAAGATTATTCAACGCCTGCAGGTCAATGGCTGTTTGATTGCAATGGTAACAGATGTATTGGATCAGCTCATCAAGGATGAACAGGGCATGTTTAGGCTGTTAAGCGTTCGCTACAAGCAAGAGCAGAAGATGCACTACACTCAAATGCAGGATGCTGCCAAAAAGTACTACTTCCATTTGAAACCCTTTAATAAGAGTTTCTTCGGTGATGAGAATATTTGCGCCAACCTGGAGGATAACGCAAATGACATCTATGAAATCATCAAACTTCTTGCGGACCACACTAACGACCACAAGGATATGGAAGTGATTAAGAGAAACCTCAGAAAAAGAAAGTTGAACCATCATATTTTCGATTAAGATTATGTCAGTATATAAAGCAAACGTAGATTTATCAGACTTATTTCACGATATGTCTTACAATTATCAGAAAAGCTTCCTTGTTGAAGAGTTCTGTTCTTTGCCTATAGAACATCAGGTAAAAGTTGTTGGCGAAATGCTGAAGAACCTTAATGGCGATCAGACAGCCAAAGTTATAGAAGACGCTTTTGATAATTTGCATGAGCAAGCACAGGAGCACGTAATCAACTATGTGAACGAATAAAACAATGATGTCCGATAAACAATATAAAGTTGCTCGCAAGGGTATTGTCGAGCAACTTAGAACCGCTCAGAAACTTCATTGTAAGCACATGGAACAGAAGTATAAAGAGGCTTTGGAGAAGTTAGAGAAACACTTCTTAAAGCCGGATGCCGTGGGCTGCTTCGATTGGAGTGCAAAGGTATCAAGTAGTTATTATCATCTTTAAATAAAGACGAACTATGTCATACTTTGATGATTTGGAAGATATGGTCTTTTATAGACCAAGACGTTATTATACTCCGAAAGAAGTATTAAGCAAGGCAGAACGTAAGCTTGTAAAGCCACTCTTGAAAAAGATAGATACAGAGATTAGCAACGCTAGAGAGAAAGGCAGCAAAGAGCTGACAATTAATGTCGGAGATATAGAAGACCCTATCAAAGAGTTGTTGATAAAGTATTATCGTTCTGAGCACTACAAAGTAGCGACTTGGAAGACAAAAGATAATATGACCGAAATATATCTGAAACGAAAATATTAAATTATGAAAATAGCTGATATTAATGATTTGAAACTAGAGCAATGGATCAGACAGAGAAACTCCGCTCAAATCATGTGGAAAACCAAAGATGGTAGAGAAATACCGATTAAGGATATGTCAGATACTCATCTATCTAGCACGATAAATATGCTAGAAAGAAAATATGATGCAGAAGAACATCTTTACGAGATAGACCCTCTAATGGACTTTGGTGCAAACGATTAACAAATAAAAAGGTAAGTAATATGGAAGAAAAGATTAATATAGCACAGGTGCTAAAGGGTAAGCCACAAGGCACAAAGTTATATTCTCCCATCTGTGGAGAATGTGAATTATCATATATAGAATCTGAAAAATTTGAACCACAAATAGCTATAGAATCTGAAGCTTTTGGTGATTTTTATTTTTGGGATGATGGTAAGGCTTATGAAGAAGGAGAATGTCTATTATTTCCTTCTTATAAAATGCGTGACTGGTCTAAGTTCGCCTGGAAGCCTGGCGATGTTCTTGTAGGGGGAGGACAAAGAGTCATCTTTGAAAAATTCATAGATGAAGATTACACTAATTTTCAAGGTAAATATAGCCTAAGTACTCATGAGGATAGAGCATTAATAATTGATAGCAGCTATTATACTAGTTACTTTAGTAAAGTAAATGATAGTGGTAATGTTAATAATTATTTTGAAGAACTCGAAGAAAAGTTAGGCGCCAAGCTCAATCGTGAAACTTTGGAGATTGAGAAGGCTCAGCCAGAGTTCAAGGATTGGGATTTTATTACCATTAAACTTCCTAGAGGAAGTTCACTTATTTGTGTTTTCAAAGCAGAAAATGATGAAAACTATTATTTACATGCTAGTCTTGATAGTAGAGGCATGATTACTATTAATGAAAATAGTTATTGCTCCAAAAGCGGCTGTATAGTTCGTTTATCTACAGAAGAAGAAAAAACTGCATTTTTTGACGCTTTAGCAAGGAAGGGCAAGATTTGGGATGTAGAGAAGAAAAAAATTATTGCCTTAAAGAAAAAGTGGACTCCAAAGCCATTCGACAGAGTGATAACAAGAAATGCTGACGATGATATATGGACTGCAAATATTTTCAGTCACATGGATTCACATGGAGAATATGTCACTATTGGTTGTGTAGGTGGTTATACTTATTGTATTCCTTACAACGAGGAGACTGCAAAGCTAATTGGTACAACAAATAACGTGGAGGGCTAGGTATGAAAGAGCTTAAAGATTTGGTTGTTGGTGATGATGTACTAGTTACAGGTATGTATTACAGACGTATCGCCAAGGTTGATAAAGTGACAAAGACTCAAATTGTTGTCGATAACGCTAGATATAGAAGAAATTCGGGCTGGCAATGTGGTGACGTATGGGATAGGAAAAGTATATCTGTTCCAACAGAAAAGGAAATATCAGATGTTAAAGAAGAGAATTTTCGCAAGAAACTCATCTACGCTATCAGGTCTTTTGATTTCAAACGCTTATCAACAGATGAGTTAAAACAAGTGTACAAGATCGTAAAAGACAAAGAATGAACGAGATTAAAGTAGGCGAAAGAGTAACTATTATTCTTGAAGCTGTTGAACATGACACTTGTGAAGGATGCTTCTTTAAAGGAGTGGCTGGCTATTGTGGTGCAGCTCCACTTGGATTGAAGTGTCTTCCTAAATATCGTTCAGACAAAAAGAATGTAATCTTTAAAGAAGTTAAGGAGTAAAGCGTATGAGTAGAAATTTAATGAGAATGGCTTTAATAATGGCTGCTACGGCAGCTTATGCACAAGATGATATTTTTGGGTGTTCAAGTCCTAGACTTGACGCACCAAGCGGCAATATTCCTTCTGATAAGCAGAAGTGTCAGCCAAAGGAACAGCATGAGTTCATCATCAAGGGGATAAAAATTATGGCAACTTCAAAGAAAGATGCTATTAAGAAGTTTAATCATCTTAAAAAGTAAAGTATATGAAAAAATTAGAATATATTCCAGGAGATATAGTAAAAATTGAATATGGAGAAGCTACAGGAAAAATAGGTTTCGTAACAAATACTTTTTTAAGAAGAAAAGGTTACTATAGTCTTGTTGTTTTTATTGGTAAAGGGTTTCAAGGTTCTTCTAAAGACGATTGGATTCAAACTTATAATGATGAGGTATCTCCGATTCCTCTCAATACTGAGATTCTAGAGAAGAATGGATGGGAGAAAAAAGTGATGAGCAGAGGAGTAAAGAATAGTCATTTGGTATATACAAAACCCGATATTGAAGAATATGGGTATTTTCCTATTTACATAGAAAAAGGTATCCGTAATGAGTTTGATGTATATCCGTTTACTGACAATAATGTATGTAAACCAATTGCATACATTAAGTATGTTCATCAACTTCAGCACTTACTATTTACTCTAGGAGTTAACTCAGAAATGGAGGTGTAGGTATGAGTGTAGCAACACAAGTAACTTTCTACGGAAGAAAATGTTACCAATGCGGTTATTGGAATCGTAGAGGAAATGAATGTGAGATAATAACTCATCAAGACAGAAAGATTTGATGTTTAACCGCCTTCGGGCACTAAAATATAAGTAATATGACAGAAATAGAATTATATAACGAATTACAGAATGTAGAAGGTTGTTTGAAGAAATTGGATTCGCAAATATCAGAGCTTCGCAAAAAGCAGAATGGTATAATGGGTGATTTTCTAAGTTTGTTACCTTTCCAGGAAGGTGACAAGGTGAAAGATAAAGATGGCAATATCTTTATCATAGAACGTCTAAAAAGTGCCATGTGTCTTTGCAAGAATGAAGTCAAGGTTCATTTTTTTATCCGAAAAATAAAGAAAAACGGAGAACCTTATCAATACGCAAGCCAAGCTTGGGGAATTGATTATTTTTCCCTTGAGAAAGTAGTAGAGTAATAACCATCCTGTAATGGAAATAAATAGATAGTAATATGAATACAGAAAAATTAGAAAGAGCAAATATCTTAGCAAAGGATTTAATTCCTAAAGTAGATGAACTTTTAAATATGTCTCCACAATCAAGCAGTGGTGTACTTGCAGGTGCTATTCGGGGACTATCAAATCATGATATGGAATTTGAAACTAAATTCAAGCAGCTTCTGAATGAAACAAAACAGAGATTTCAAAAAGAGTTTGATGAGCTTTAGTAAAACTAACCATCCCTAATGGGATATAAATATAAAGTAATTATGAAAAAGTTTATTGGTACAAAGGTCATAAAGGCAGAACCTATGACTGTTACAGAAGCACAAGTGCTTGGTGTAGAAATTAAGCCAGCAACCGTTGAGGAAAATGGCTACTTAGTAGAGTACAAGGACGGATATAAGTCTTGGTCTCCTAAGAGTGTGTTTGAGGAAGTCTATCGTGAACTAGGCTCTGTTAACTTCGGTGGTGCTATTGACTTATTGAAGGCAGGTCTTGCGGTAAGACGCAAGGGATGGAATGGCAAGGGATTGTTTATCGTTAAGCAGGTTCCTTCTCATATCACAGGTGACATCATTCCTAATATGCAGTCACTCCCTCAGTCTGCCAAGATCATCTTGATGAACCGTGAGAATCCTCACATTGACTATACTAATCAGATGCTTATCATCAATCCAGATGGAAGAGCAGATTCTTGGGTTCCTTCCGTATCTGATGTATTTGCGGAAGATTGGGAGGTTGTAACTGAGTAACTAACCGCCCTCTCCTTGGCGACAAGGAGAGGGTAAAAAGAAGAGAATATGGCAGAGATTATTTACTTTGGAACAAATGGGTGTTCTGGTCATTATCCTATTGGCATTGATAAAACGCTGACAGGGGCAGAGTATGAGATATGGCGCGAATGCGATAATGAAACTTGGATAAATAATATCCGAAAGAATCCTGGTCGCCATCTCATCAAGCATCACGGAGAGGTTTATACTAATTATGGTGTTCCGTTCTCTGTAGATGATGAAAGAGGAGGCTCACATACCGAACTATTTTGGAAAGGCATTCATACGAAAGAAGAAATCGTCAACTTGATAAAGAATAATCAGTTTTTGGCAAGGCAATTCAAAATGGATGAGGCAATTAAAGATGTGGCAACAGTTTGTGGTGTCAGGTACAAAGATATTAAATCTGCGATAAACATGACACAAGTATTCGCAGGTGGTAAAAAGAAGAGAATATGAATGCAAATAAAATAACAATAGCTGGCTATATTGTATATCTCCAAAGTATGTATAAACGATATGGCAATATAAGTATTGCGCAACTAAAGCTTATAGAAAGAATCAGAAAAAAAAGGAGGATAAGCAATGAGTAAAGTAACTGCAATTAATATAATTATCAAAAAGAAGAATCAATTAAGAAAGCATAAAGAGGGATATGTTTCTTACATTAATATTGATGAAGTTCTTGTGTGGTTGAACGATATTCAAAAAGAATTGGAGGATGATTATGACTAGAGAAGAATTACAAAATAAACTTGGCGATGCTATCTGTGAATATTGCAACAAGAACATTATTTCAGAACATAACATCGGCATAGGTTGGCTTTGCGAAGGTCAGTATTGTGAGGAAGCACAAGATGGCTACGCAGCAGAAAATAACATAGAATTGGAGGATTGAGTATGATACAAAAACAGACATGGAAGGACGAAATCAGAATTTTAATAACTGATGAAGAAAATCTTGGTTCTGTTCAAATATCCATTCCGCTTTATGTTAGTGATATTTTCGGCAAAGCTGAAGCTCTAATATATGCACTTTGGGTGGACGTTGTTCATAGGAGAAATGGTGTTGCGCAACGCCTATTACAACTAGCAGAGCAACAAGCTAAGTTGAATGGAGTGAAGACAATCGGATTAGAATTTAACAAAGATGAATCTGATAGCTTTGTTCTAGATTGGTATCTCCGCAGTGGTTACAAACCATTTAATAAGAAAAGTAATTTATTAATCAAGAAATTAGAGTATTGAGTATGAACAATAAAGTTAAAGAAGCATTGGGTAGCGCAAGCTACCTTACATATCACTGGAGACAGTACTCCTTTGAGCAGCTTGAAAAAGAAATGGTTAGAGTTTGTGGATTGTGCGACAAAGCATTGAATATTCCAAAAGATGATAGCATTACTGACTTCGAGCGAGGTCAATGGTCAGTTATCCAAAATGAGATTGGCTACATCAAAGATTATAGCTCAGCAGCAGAACTTTGCCGAGAAGCTGGTATCGGTTATAAGAAGATAAAGGCTCTTCAGAAGGATTGTGGTTATAGCTACAAGGAAGAAGTTAATGACTTCCTGAAGGAAAGTCGTAATGGTGGAACAGAATTGAAGTTGGAGGAATAGTTATGGCATGGGTGGCAACTGATGCAAATGGTAAGGAGTTTCTTTTTATAGAGAAACCATACAGAAGTGGATATGGAGAATATGGATATTGGAATCCTACATATTCTGGTATCGGTGGTTGTATTCTTATACCTCATGGCAGCATCAAGAAACTCATCGGAAGAGAATTGTCTTTTACCGATGAACCTGTCGAACTTGGATAGATAAAAAAATGAGAAAGGTTACTTGTATTTGCGACACAATTATAAAGGGTGTTACGTTTGTAAAGGGCTGTGATTACAGAGTTGATTATAATCCATTTATAGGAATAATGATATATGCCCCATTCGGCTACGTAAATATCAGTAAATGGCAGCTCGATAACTATTTTATTTAAAATTATAGCTTATGGAAATCGAAAACATAAAATTCAAGGCAAAGCAGCTTAACTCAGAGAAATGGTTTGAGGGCGATTTAGTACGTCTTGGAAATAGGGTATGTATAGGAGGAGACCATATAAAAGATGGTATAACTGACGTTGACCCTTCAACAGTCTGTATGTTCACAGGACTGACAGACTGCAAAGGCAATGAAATCTTTGAGCACGACCTAATACATTTCGTAGGGTTTAGCTATACTGCCGAAGTGATTTGGTCGGAAGGTAACTATGCTTTTATGGTAGTCTGCGAGAATAAACATTCTTATTGGCTTCATGATGTTATAAAACTTTGTAGAATAGAAAGAATTAGTAATAAATTCGATAAGGAGAAGTAGTATGGAGAAACGAATAATTTTAGACGAACAAGATATTAACGAATTTCACGAGGATGCAGCGATTCTACGCTTAATATACGACTTGATGACGAAAGAGTATCTTATAAGTGAGCACTCCAAAAATATGCCACGTTTTGCTAGAATAATTAATAAATTAAAGCAATTATAGCGTATGAAGGTAAGATTGGTTAAAAAGATAATGCAGCATCGCTCTGGCAGTTTTTGCTATGAATTACTACTGCACCAGAAAGGCTTTGACGTTTCTAAAGAGCTGCCAAAGATTCAGCAATACTGGGAGCCTAGATGGGCTTTGTATTATGCCACTAAAGGTGGCGGTCATGGCAGAGTTGATCATCGTATTGTAAAGGCTGAAAAGATTTCTGCAAGATATTCTCGCAAGCTAATGAATCACCTTACCAGGTGGGCTGGCAAAACCCATTTCGAAATTAGAGATATACTAAGCAGTGCAAATAAACTAAAAAGATATGACTTATGATAAAAGAAAGATATTATTACGCAGTAGCCGCCTTCCTACGTAAGGATGGCAAATTAGCCTATACCTCAGTTACGAGCTCCGTTAAAGGGGAAGAGGAGGATATTAAGTTCTATCCTCTAATGAACCTCATCACTGACGTCGAAGAGCGATTCAAGGATGATATGGTTTGTGGTACAACTATCATACATGGCGTTACTGAGATTAGTAAAGAGGACTATGAAGCCTATAACGAACGCATAGCTAAGATAAATAAGAAGGAGGGTTAGCACATGACTTTTTTGAATATTACTGTAGGTGAGAAGGAGTTTGATGAAATCAAAGAAGGCAAGGTAGGACTAGTATGTTTACCTTGCACTCCACTTTGGTGTCATACATTAGTCGATGGTGTAAAGAGGGAGGAAAGATTAGACCAATTAACGGCTAGATTAGATAGTAATGGCAAACCTCATATTCAGTATGGAAATTCTGTTGACCATTACTTTAAGAAAGTTGATTATGTTCAGCTTTCCTGTAAGGTTGGTTCTCAAATAAGAGTTCTCGTTAAGGATTGCGCAGGTTTCAGTATTGAGACTACTCAAACGAAAAAGGACAATGGCTTTGTCGAGTTTAAGCCAAAAAACTTTGTTGTTCATCTAAAATAAACAAAATATGATTATGAAACAAGAAATGCAAAAATCAATCTTAAAGATTCAAACAGCAGTCGAAACTCTGACAAGACAGAAAGTTATCGATAAAAATGTGTATGATTTTGTCCATGGAGAAATCAAATCTCTTTCGGAAAGTGTGGAGAATATAGAGGAAGTAAATAACCTAGATGAAACACTCCTTACCTTCACAGATAAGGAGGAGTATGTAAACCAGCATATCAACCTTGCTGATACATCTGTACTTTGCAAAGAGTTAAATAGAAGAAAAGAAATTGGTAACGATTTCTTTGTAGTAGCAACAGAGGGAAAATAAGTTAGCTTATGGAAAGATTAACTAAAGTAATGGACAAGTATTTATCAGAAGCAAAGAAGAAGGTTCTTACCCTCGCAGTCAGCAAGGAATGGTTCGATATGATAGTGTCGGGCGAAAAGGATGAAGAGTATCGGGTAATTAAAGATTTTTGGATGAGTCGCCTTCTCCTTATCAAGGATGAGAAATTCAAAGATTTCGATAAGTACGATAAGCTTCATATCGGTAAGACATTTGAAATGCTTATAGACATCAATACTATCAAGGAGAAACTGAATAATGGTACAATGAAGTTCGTACCATTCACTCACGTTCTCTTCAAGAACGGCTACTATGACGATAGCCCAAAGGTCGTGAAGGAAATTGAGAGTATCACCATCGGCAAGCCTAAGAAGGAAATGTGTCCAGACAAATGGTTGGATCATGAATTTTTCATCATCAAGTTCAAGTAATATGGATAAAACAACAGAGCTATCATATAATCACCTCATTTCGCAACTCAGAAAAGAAAACGCTGATTTGAGGAATGAGGTGCGAGAATTAAGGAAGTTGCTAACAAGAAAAGGTGACAAACCGCCTAATTAACACTCCGTAACACCATGTTAAAAGCAGTTTTTGCGTTTTTCTTGTCAAATTAGCTTCCTGTAATTTTCGGTAACATTAGTTAAGTTAACGAAACGGCAAATACTTCACATAAGCCTTTCTAAGCTGTTCTATTTTCTTCCCCATATCCTTATACCATTTTTCTGAAAAAGCCTTATATAGAGGAAAATAGGCTTTATTTAACACTCTAGTTATCAACAAGTTATATAAAGTTAAGCAAGAAAAATAATGAGGCTAAAATTTGGTCAAATGCTAAAAAATGACTATCTTTGCACCATCAAAAATAAATAATAACAATTAAAAGATAAGAGCAATGAAACAGACAGTAAACGTATCAAACAAAGCTGAGGTTGTAGCAGCAGTTACAAGTGATTTTGATGGAGGTTATAACTATTTCGAAGGTGACATTCGTAAAGGTAATCTTAGAGCGCATGTAGTTAACTGCTTCTATGGTAACAAGTTGAGAATCCAGATTACCTATTGGGAGGATGGTAAGAGTGTAGCGGTTGATACTGCTTCAACCTGTTCAACAGCAAAGGGAATTGTTAGTAAGGTTTCTAAATTCTTAAATATCAAGTAAATAAAAAGGTAACGACTGGTCCAACCAACTAGTCACAATAAGAGCAATGAAATGTTAGACGGAACAAACATTCACTTTAAGAAAGCAGTTAATGCTGTATTGGTAAAGGTTAACAGAATACATAACAACACCATGTCAGTATACGTTAACAAAAAATGTATTAATATCACCATGTTTGATAATAATACTAATGTTTTTTATTCAGACATGATAAGTGATTATTTAAGCAAGGATGAAATCCTTCAGAAGTTAGATAACTTCAATAAAATGTATCACGCATGGGTGCAACTTCAAAAGAAAGGAGGTCGCCATGAATAAAGAGTACATTGGAACAGATTGCTATAATCGTAAGATGGAGCTTTACCATATCGGCAATGAAGTTTATTGCGACCACATCAAAAACGGAGTTGTCGTCAAGACAAACAGCATCACTGTAGATAACCGCATTCTTGGATTGTTTAGCAGTCCTCATACAAGCGGAGCATATATCTACGATGAGATAGCAAGAATGTATGGCAAGAAGTTATAATAACTGCATATAAAAAGTAAGAGCAATGAAGACAGACAACGTTTTAGAGCATTTCGCTGAAATGATGATTTCACGAATGCAAAAGATGAAGGCAGGAGATTGGAAGATGGGTTGGTTCACCACATCTTATGGTGGTAACCCAGTGAACCTTGGAGGGCGTGAATATAATGGAATGAACTCATTCTTCCTGTTTCTCTGCATGATGGACGAAGAAAGATTCAAATATCCTATCTTTGCTACCTTCAATCAGATAAAGGCATTAGGAGCTAGTGTGAACAAAGGAGAGAAAAGCTTCCCTGTTCTGTTTTGGTCCATTCAGTACAAAGACAAGAATGGAAACAAAATAACAGAAGACAGCTACAACGGAATGACTCGATCAGCCCAACTAGACTGCAAAGTTCAGCCTTTCTTGAAGAGCTACAATGTGTTCAACCTCAGCCAAACCAACCTCGAAGAGTTAGCACCTAAGACGATGCAGAAGTTGAAGGATAAGTTCAGTCTCAAAGATAAGAATGAGTTGCCGACAGACACGGCTGGTATGTACGTCAACGAGAAAATTGATGATATGCTTCTTTATCAGAAGTGGCTCTGCCCTATCCGCTACGACAAGTATTCTAGCGGAGCCTTCTACAGAGTAGGGACAGATGATATTACCACACCTCTTAAAAGCCAGTTCAAGAAGGGCAATACAGAGCAGGAGATATTCGAGGATGGACAGGAGTACTACTCAACCCTTCTACATGAAATGGTTCACTCAACAGGGCACAAGTCTAGATTGAATAGAGGGTTTGAGGAAGAGAAAGGAGAAAAGGACTATGCAAGAGAAGAGTTGGTTGCAGAGCTTGGAGCAGCTCTTATCGGAAACGTCCTAGGCTTTAGCAGTCGCATTTTAGATAATAACGCTGCTTACCTGGATGGTTGGATCAGCAAGCTTAAAAAGCAACCAAAGTTCATCGTTTCTGTTTTGACAGACGTAAACAAGGCAGCTAAAATGGTATTAGAAATCGTGAACAAAGAAAAGGCACAATTACTAATGCCTGCATAAGATATTTTATTGCTCTATCTAAGGCGGTATAAGCGGATTTGCTTGTATCGCCTTTATTCATTATCATCAAAAACATAAAAAGCTCTATAAGCGAAAATAAATATGCAATTTCTTGGTTAAATCTATTTGTTGATGAAATATTTTTAGTATCTTTGCACCAAAAGTAGTAAAGATATGAACATCGAAGAAATACTCAAGAAAACTGATACTATCAGCCAAAAGATAGAAGAGCTACGCAGAAGGACTGTAATGGTCCCTTTGTGGAGTTATCTTTTGAGTTTATATGAGCCAGCAAGCCATAAGGTAATGACAGATACCATAAGCCTTCGTGATAAAGACAATGGTGAAAAATCATCCCGTATAGCGGTTGCCCTTGAAAAGCTGCTCACAAACAGAATAACAGAATTTACATTCTCTATACCAGTTAAGAGAAAGTACAACACTCCAGAAAATGATATTCAGAGGGAAATCCAAAAGGCATTAGAAAAAATCTACGATTGTGCTCATATTGACAACATGAACTACAAACGTGGACTAGCCTATTTCGCAAGCTGTGAAATCTTCACCATCTGGTATTCTGTTAAGAAGCATAACTCTCTATATGGTTTTGAATCAAACTACAAGTTGAAGTGCAAAACCTTCTCCCCTATGGATGGAGTAAGATTGTACCCTATCATTGATGAGTATGATGATATGCAAGCTATGTCGTTTGAGTATGATAAGACCGTTTCCGATAAAGAGACGATAACATTCTTCGAAACCTTTACAGAAAACTATCATTTCATTTGGAAGAAAAGTAACCTTAGTGAAATGTGGGAGGAAGTAACTGCACAAGTTGATGAGGACGGGAACACTGAGAGTGGTGAGGAAATCATCATCCATAAGATTCCTGGAGCATACCTGTCTCGACCTCACGCCATCTACGAGGGGCTTGATAATATCCGAAGTGAATTTGAGTATAATGTCAGTCGCAATAGCAACGTGATTGCATATAACGCTGCACCAATCGCAAAAGTCAAGGGTGGCATAGTCGGACAGGAGAAAAAGGGAGAAAGTTTGCGTATATGGAGAGTCGAGAATGATGGCGATATTTCATACGTATCATGGAATCAGTCGCAAGAAGCGGTTAGCGGTCAGAATAAAACCCTCCTCGGATTGTACTGGATGCTTTCTCAAATGCCAGATATTAGCTTTGAGAATATGAAATCTCTTGGTAATATCGGCTACGATGCAAGACAGACGTTGCTCACAGATGCACATCTGAAAGTTCGCATGGAATCGGGCGCTTTCAAGGAGTTCTTTGAAAGAGAGTTCAATGTAATCAAGGCATTCTTGAAGGTCATGAATCCAAAATGGGAAAAGGAGATAGATAACGTCACCTGCGACCACATCATCACTCCTTATATACCAAAGGATGAGAGCTACGACATCACCATCAGACAAAAGGCTAATGGTGGTAAGCCGGTAGAAAGTCAGCTTGAATCCATCGTTAAGCTTGGGCAGTCGCAAGACCCTCAGCAGACAATGGAGGATATTCGACAGGATGAACTTAATGCGGCAGCAGTACAGCAGTCTGCTTTTGCTATGGGTGAACAAACAATATAAACGCAATAAACTGCACAAGTTATGAAGAAAAAAATCGCAATTTGGCTATTCAAGTTAGCTAGAAGACTCTACCCTATCAGTGTAACTGTCTTCGAACAGAAAGAAATTCTAGAGCCAAAGGTATGTGCCAAGGCTTATAGTATCGACAAAAATTACATTCGCCACTACAAGCGAGACCATCATGTCAAGTCCATGAGAGAAGCTTTGCGTGAGATAACAAAGGAAACTCTCGCACAGGCAAAGAAAGATGTACTCAATACTATCGAATCCAAGATCATGAAGCAGAGAGTATATCAGAAGGATGGCAATACGATTGTAGAGGTAAAGGTTAATTGCTATGTCTCCAAAGAAGAAGGTTAAGCCTATTCCAAAAGAACCTCAGTTCTGCAAATTATGTGCCCACGTTTCCAATCCACGTAATCTTAGTGTTACGGGAGAGCCAACGTTGGGCACTTGCCCTTATGAGGAGTTTGCTATCCTCTTTCAAAGGGAATGTGTAAACGAACATTATAAGCCGAAATAAATGAGACCAAATATCCCCAATCAAAAGAAAGCATACGATGCTCTGAACAGACGCTTAGTTAACTACGTGGCACAAGTTCAGAGCATTTATGATAGAATCGCTAGCCAAGTTGCTACTGCTATAGATGGTGTCGGTTATGATGGTTCTGCGGAGTTCTTGTTTGGGGACTATCCAGAACTGAAACAAACCATCAATGGCATCATGACTAGTTATGCTGCACAGATGAATAACCTCATCTATGCAGGTACCACAAATGAGTGGAAAGAAAGTAACATCATGCAGGACCTACTTGCAAGAAAGGTACTTCGTGCTTATGATTTTGAGAAGGGAGGAGATAAGTACAACAGGTATTTCCAAACTAATTCAGATGCTTTGAAGGCTTTTCAGAATAGGGTTGATAAGGGGTTGTCTGTTTCACAGAAACTATGGTATCAGTCACAAGCCTTAAAAAAGGAGTTGGAGCATACCATATCAACTGCAATAGAAAGAGGACAGTCTGCGGTTGTTCTCAGTAAGCGAATCAGTAAGTATCTGTTAGACTATCCTTCATTAAAGGCTGATTATACAGAAAAGTTCGGAAAAGCCGCTACATGCGCGAATTGCCAATACGCTTCTATACGTTTGGCAAGAACCGAGATAAACATGGCTTACCGAAAGGCAGAGCAGACACGTTGGCAACAATTTGATTTCATCTTGGGATATGAGATTAAGTTGAGTAAACGCCACCCTGCACCCGACATCTGTGATGATTTGTTGGGAATATACCCAAAAGACTTTGTCTTCCTAGGTTGGCATCCTAACTGCATGTGTTATGTTGTACCTATTGTGATGAGCGATGAAGAGTACTATGGTTCTCCTTCCATTCAGAAGTCAGCTATGATTTCTCGCACCCCAAAGAACTTTAATGACTGGGTACGCAATAACCGCAGCCGAATCGGGCAAGCTGAAACACTTCCATACTTCTTGAAGGATAACAGAAAGTATTGGCACCTGTCCGTTGAGGACGCGGCTGAGTACCGCCATGCTAACAGAGACGAAAAAGCCATAAAGCTTGCTTGGAAGAACAGAGACTTATTGAAATACAACATAGATGTAGATAATTCTGACATAGCGACATTAAGGCGAAATGCTAAAGCCTATGAAGTTGATATATCAAGCTTTGAAAAATTCCTCACTACACATCAATTTAAAGAGAGTTTTGGAATGCTGACTGATAGTGAACGCTCTGTATTATCAGATATGTTCGACAAGTATGATGACAAGGTTCGTCAAGCTGTAGAGTCTTTCGGCAGGACAAAGAAAAGTTATCTAGCAAAGTTTGATTATAGCTATAATTTCGGCGATTGGATGGATGGCATAACTAATAAGTTTGCAAATATCACTCCTACACAATTCGAACCAGTGAGCAAGATAAAACCAAAGTTGAAGGCTACCTATGATGAAGCTCGTAGGGAACTGCAAGACCTTCGTTCTATTCCGTTGAAGCCTAAGAAGCTAATAGATGATTTCGATGATTGGGAATTGGAGACTGCATTAGACGACCAGGAAGCAGTTATGGCAGGAAAGAAACTCATGCAAAATCTGTATGGTCCAAACATTGATAACGTCAATTCTTGGATAAGAGTAGAATCGGCTCGCATAACAGAAGGCTGGGGCAAGGCTTATGAGGTCTTTCTTGACGAGTATCATAACGGCTTGAAGGAGGTCATGGAAGCTGCTACCCATCTGAACGAATTGAGAACAGCAGATTTGAGTATTATTCCTACAAGATGGATTCCTCGCTTCAATGATTATATCAAGACTATAGAAACTGCAAGGATTGATGTCCGAGGTTACGAAAGGGTTTATCGTGAGATAGAGGGTGCGTACAACATCTACAAGCTGTCTTCGGATCAAGATCTGATTGCGTATGGCTTAGATAAGCTATCCTTCAATACACCTCATACCATCGTGGAAGGCTTTAGAGGTATTGGATTGAGTCCGACCAAATGGCTCGGAAAGAAAGAGTTTTATGATAGCTTTGACAAGTTTGTTCCTTGTATTAGCCTTAGCGGAAACAAAGCATACTTTTGGAGCAAATACAATCATGTGCGAATAGACTTCGATGGTCTGAAGGAAAGAATCTTAAATTCAGAATGGTATCGCAAGGGTCTCCAATATCACGAATACGGACACGCTAAAGCCGCATTACAAGGTAATTGGGAAGGAAATGCAGACTTCAAAAATCTTTATAAAAGGTTTTTTGCTGACTACAACAAGCCCGAATATAGATACGTAGATGGAGAAGGTGTTTCGCAATGGAAAATCGCTGATAGACTATTTGAAGAGCTCAAACTCGTAAAAGACAAAACGTATGATGTAATGGAACAATTTGGCAAAATCTCTGATACTTTGCAAGCTATCGACAAAGACCACAACTGGATACAGGGAATGTTAGGACACGACGTCGATTACTTCGCATCGAGTTTGCATAATTGTTTAGCTGATATTATAGCCCATTTAAGCGAAAATTATTGGTCTAACAATAAATACTTCAAAAAGGTTTTGCCAAGGCTTTATAATGAAGCTATGGCTCTCTATGAGAAGTATTATAAGCTAAACAAACCGACAAAAAGATAGGTGGTAGTCTATGGTTCTACCACCCATCTTGATTTTCTTTCGGTAGGACCTACGGCTGATTCATTGGTAATATAGGTCAGACCAAACTTTGTTTTAGTTTTCATTGCCTTGCGAATAGAGAGCATTATTTCTTCTCTCGTAAAGCCGCTAATAGGATAGTTTTGTAGAGCTAATTCTACTGCGCACATTTGAGCTACACCTGCATTTCCTTTGGTATAGTAGTTCACAACCTGTTCGTCTGTAAGCTCGTCCACGGACTTAACAGAGCATTGTTCTAGATATTCTTGTATATTCATGCTGCAAAGATAGTAAAAGTTTCCCAAACTACAATACGTCCGATTAAAAAGTTAGCAAAAGTTAGCAAACAGGCTATAAAGAAGTTTAAAAGTTAAACTATTGTAAGTACCTGGAAATAAGATAGTTGATATTTGGTTAATTCGCAAAAAACGACTATCTTTGCACTATCAAAATAAAAATAACAATTAAAAGATAAGAGCAATGAAATACGAAGAAACGTTTAAACAACAAATGGTAGTAATTGAAGCCATGGTAGAAAAGACCAAAAAGGCGAAGGAAGAGAACTGCGACCTTTATGCTCTCATTTACATGAGGGGATGGCTTAAAGGAATTGTAGATGATTTGGATAAGATTATCCCTTAACAACATGTTTTTAATTCTTAAAGGTAAGTAATTATGACACAGCAAGAATTTGAACAGCGAGTAGGAATATCGGTCAATGCTACCGAATACGCTTCCATCGAGAATGTATATATGGCAAGCGACCTAGATAAGGATGCTTTCTGCATTCTTTGGGAGAAGATGAACTTCAAAAGAGTTGCAAGAGCTAGAGAAGAGAAATCAGCTAAGTTGAAGGAGCAAATGAAGAAGGAACAGCTATTCGACATACTGAACAAGCCATACGGCAAAAACGAGTTCGGTACGCTAGCAGATAACTTCTACAGCAAAAGTGAAAAAGCTGTACTAGAAAGCATCGGAATCCACATGCAGCAAGAAAGAAATGGCATTCCATACTTTGTAAGCGTAGCATCAGTATTGGTTGATTTACGCAAATATTTGAAAGTCGCATAAGAAGGAAATGGTAGGGCTAACCACCCTACCTCAATACGATAAGAGCAATGAATACGATAAAGACGTTTATTCCATCAGAGTCAGTTGACGCATTTAAGAAGTTCGCTGAGAAGACAAAGCGCAATGTAGAAGGTTTCGACTACACCATTAGTAACCCACGAAAAAAGTTATTCCGTCATGCGGTAGTAGAAGATTGTCAAACCATCATTGGGAAGTATTGGCATGACATCTGTGACCTCACCATCAATATGCCAGACGAAAGTAATTGGAGATTGCTGGCCACATATAAGAATGGAGCCTTTACTCCTGCTGATACAACCAAGGAGTTGGTATTCAAGATTAAGGAGCATGGAGCTGATTACGGCAAATGCGACCTATGTGGTCATTGGTGTAACAACGCATACGTAATCGAGAATACGCAAACTGGCGATGAACTGCAAGTAGGTTGCGAGTGCATAAAAAAGTTCGGATTGAAGTACATTGACTTCCTCTCAGACTTTACACGCAAACTTTATGAGACCTACGACCACACCATCAGATATGCCACCGATGATGACTATGGAGACCTTATTCCAATTTGGGGTGGTCCTAAGGATAGTAGATATACGGATGCCATCTTGAAGAATGACATGATCGCCATGTGCAAGGCTCAGTATGACGAGTGCCCTGTTTACAAGAAAGGCTATTACGCAAATGGTCACTATTACCCATCAGAAACAATCGCCAAATTAGAGGAAATAAGAGATTCTAAGAAGTTTACGGTTGACTCCTCATACATAACAAAGGTCTGCGATTTTGCGCTCTCTAAAGAGCCTAAATCGCAATTCGAGGTTGAAATGCAGAAAGTAGCAAATGACTACTACACATTCTCGGAGCAGTTCGTTTATGCTTTCTTCCTGGTGAAGAACTACGAGGATAGCTTAAAAGGTGGTATTGATGCCATCAAGAAAGGTATGCAAGTCAAGGTAGTCGGTAAAGTCATTCAACAGCGCACAGAGCAGTCTTACTACGGAGAAATGGTCACAAACACCATCCTTACTAAAAACGGAATAGTCTGTGAAAGGGTTGGCAAAATACCAACTGCACAAAAAGATGGCGAGAAGACCACCGAGTTCTATGCTATCGTCAAGGGTGTGTTCAATGGAAAGGTTTGCCTAGACAGAGCTACTAAGAATCCAAAGAAAGAAATTGAAGTGGCAATGGAGATTTAGTTATGAGCGCATTCAACATCAACACCTATTATGGCTGTGAAACTTGCGAAGCAGCCAACGAATATGGTAATGGTTGCAAGCATGGTCTGTTATTCCCTGTCCTGCTTGTGATGGCTAATAAAAGGGAATGCCCAAATTATAGATTTCAAAGAAAGGAATAGTATGTGTTATAAAGACAGAATAGAATTAGAGCGACTTTTAGGTAGTTTTGTAACATCACCTAAAAGCCTTCTATCAGAAAAAGAGGTCAAATTGCTAAGAAAAGCCATGCGACTTATTGGTAGAGTAAATAAGAGATACGCGGATTTATACATGTAAATACGAAACGATATGAAATTGCAGGTTTATTTTTTATACAGAACCGATGAGCACCTATCAACAGACAGCAAGGAATTGCTCTTTATCGGCAACCTTCCAAATTGCATAAAAGCAGCAAGGAAGTTTAATGCTACAGATACTCAGATTAATGAACTTGGATATCAAAAGCAAAGCCAACTCAACAATGTAGGTTACGAGTTTATGCTAGAACAGCATACCCTAAACGAATATATAGTAGAACCATAAAATATACGATTATGAAGATATACAAATTGATATGGTATCTCTACACAGAGGACCAACTTAAAGAATCCCTCATCACCGATAAGGAAGTTGCAGAAAAACGTTATCAAGAGCTGAAGAAGTCTCTTTATCGTGGATGCTGGTTATCCCTCTCAGAATTAGTTGAAAACGAAGACCACGAACTAGTGAAGGGTGAAGGTCTTCATTATAACGACATTTAAAAGTTAGAGCAATGGAACAGAAGTTATTAGATTTGATTATCCATATAGGACAAGTTAGAGGTTGGGCTGTAGATGCTACAGATAATGGCAATGACCTTGCCTACATCTTCTTTCAGCGTTATTCTCCTGCTGGTCAAGATTTCAACATGTCAATCGAAATGCCAAACAATGACACGAATGAGTTTTTGAAGAACCTCGATGATTACTACGAGAACTTCGATCCAGATAGTGAAGCCCTAAACTGGTGTGACAAAGAAGGTCATGGTATAAATGGAGCACCCAAACGCTTGAAGGATATCATCATTGATTTCGAGGAAATCGAAAAGGAAATCAAAGAACTCCTAGAAGTGTTCAATCTTCAAATAGAGGAACTAGAGAAAGCTGCCATTCACAAGGTTAAAGTGCAAGTCACCGAATACCTGCAAAAGGTAGTGGAGGTTGATGCCATCAATGGCAGTGACGCATGCGATAAAGTCGAAGAAATGGTTAATGGATCAGAAATCATCTTGACCGCAGACGATTTCACAACAAGAAACATTGAGCCTTATGAAGATAAGTAAAACTACACAAGCTGTGCAAAAGCTAAAAGATGGAGATTTGAAAGGAGCACTCTCCATCTTTTCTACTTTTAAGTATGATTTCACAAGGGATGAACGTAGAATCATGCGAATTGCATACGAAACACTTTGCGGACATGGCGCTTTTTATCAATCATTAGGAATTGATGCTAGTCAGATGATAGTAGATGCGGTAACTATACTAAACGCTAAGTATCTGAATAACAATAAGTTAAACTAAGTTAGCAAAAAGTATTTTCTGCCCAAATCATTTGGTCATTTGCAAAAAAATGATTACCTTTGCACTATCAAAAATAAAATAACAATTTAAAAGATAAGAGCAATGAAAAAGGTAATAGTTGAAATAAGTCTCAGAGACACAAGAAAGGCTTACTCGAGAATGGAAGGTTATAATTTTATAACTGGAAATGGTAAATGGACCTCATCAAATGTTTACGAATCGTCTGAATTTGACGCAGACGATGAAGATGAAATGGACGTATTGGAAGATTTGCGAGATACTATCGAGAACATTCTTTCTGATTGTGAATACGAAATAAATGAAGTAGAAATCTAAAAAAATACATAAGAGCAATGAAACTGATTACGAAAGAAATTAAGAAGAGACTGGAAAAATATCCTCTCTACTCACAGGATGGCAAAAAGGAAGAAGCCATCTGTCAAGCAAAGTTCTTCCTTTGTGTTGGTGCATGGTCTTGGTTCATATTGGAAGCAGACCTAGAGAACAATATCGCCTACGGAATCACTATCAATGGAAGTGGTGAAGGCGAGTACGGCTACACAAGTTTAACCGAGTTGCAGGGGCTAACAACTAAGTTAGGCTTAACCGTAGAGCGAGATACCTCATTCTCCCCTACTCCACTAAAGGATATTGATAACGAATATCTAAAGAAGTTTCTTAAGAAAATGTACGCTTGAAAATAATTTCTCACTTTTTTCAAAAAACTATTTGTTGATTAAATAATTTTATCTATCTTTGCAAAAAGTTACAAAAAAATGAAGATTTATACATCATACTTCTCAAACGGAGCTAAGTTAGCAAAAGCTGGTATCATGATGATCGGTATTGCCCTCTACCCTCCGAAATGGTTTACAGGATTGTCAAACAAGTACGTGTCACCATCATGGGACATTCTTCACAACTCCAAATCTAAAGAAGATTACGTACAACGTTTCAATTCTGAGATATTGGCTCATCGGGACCCAAAAGCATTTCTCTCAGCAATAGAGAAAATGGCAAATGGAAAAGATGTAGCTCTATGTTGCTTCGAAAAGCCAGATGATTTTTGCCATCGCCACCTAGTAGCAAAATGGCTGAATGAAAAGTTGGGAATACAGGTCGAGGAATTTGGAATTTCCAAGAATCCTGTTTACTCGGAGCAAAGCTTGTTTTAGGAATTCCTCCTTTCAAAATACCCACAAGGGTTGACGGCTCGGAAAGACGAGCATTTTTGCGTGTATAGAATATTGTTATTATAAGCGGAGATAGCTCAGTTAGCAGAGCGCAGTGATACCATCACTGAGGTCGTTGGTGCGGCTCCAACTCTCCGCTCTTTTGCGGGTATAGCTCAGTCGGTCAGAGCGTCACATTCCCAATGTGAAGGTCGAAGGTTCGAGTCCCTCTAGCCGCTCTATTTTTGTAGAATTAAAATAAAAGAGCATGAAAATAGCAGTTATAGGAACGGGCAACGTGGGAGTAGCTTTTGCCGCAGACCTCTCTATTAAAGGTCATGAAGTTACACTCCTAAAGACATCTTCATACAAATCAGATGCCTTTGATAGACTTATCAAGAACGGCAAAAGGGTTTTTCTTAAAGAGAAATCAACTTATATAGAAACTGCAATCAAAGAGGTTTCTAAAGACCTCAGTAAGGTTGCAGAAGCAGAAGTTATATTTTGTACTATTCAGAGTAACTTCTATGAGGGTCTAGTAGAACGTATACATCAATACCTTCACAATGATCAGATTGTTGTCTGTATCTCTAGTTACGCATCCTCTTTCTATTTTGAGAAACATTGCAGAAAACTACCAATGTTAGTTGAAGCAACAGGTCCATATTTGGAAGGACGAGTAGAGTTGGATGATAAACCACACGAAGTTGTTTTTCGTGTTGGTTATAGGCATGAAGTTATTCCTGTAGCATGCTTTTCTAATCATGATACCTGCATGGAGAAACTGCATAAAATTAGCAAAGGTTTTATAGCAAAATATTGCGTGCTTGAATCTGCATTACTCAATCCAAATATGGTGTTGCATACGGTAGGTTCAATTATGAGTATTCCGAGAATAGAATATTCAAAGGGAAATTTCTGTATGTATCGTGAAGCATACGCAAGAGGAAATGACTCCACTATCAATTTATTGATGAGACTTGACGAAGAAAAGATGAAAGTCTTAAAAAACTTGGGCTTTTTCAAAACAAGCGTATTTGAAGCAGGAGGTTTCAATATGTCAGACCCAATAGAGAGTTTGCATCGTTACTCAGAATCTAGTGATAGAGCCATCAGCCCAACATCTGTTCACTCACGTTACATCACAGAAGACGTTTCAGAGGGATTGGTACTGATGGAAAGTATTGCACTTCATATAGGCTTAGAGTTACCTGTTACATCATCCCTCATTACGCTTGCAAGTGTAGCTTTAGGAATAGACTTCCGTAAAACAGGAAGAACTATTCAGAGATTAGGTATTATTAACGAAATAGATATGCTTCATGAATGTAGATAGCGATATAAAAAACAGAACATTTGGTATTGAAATCGAAATGTGCAATCTTGAAAGGGCGAAGGTAACTTTGCCCGAAGGTTACTCCTGGAGCAAGGAAGAGAGCATTGATAATACCGATTGTTCAAGCAATAAGCAGTTTGGTGGAGAGGTGAATACCCCTCCACTACATCTTTGCTGCCTAAAAGAGCTGCATGACCTCCGTTCTGTATATGAATCAATGGTTGCTGCAGGTGGAAAGATAAAGTGGAGCATTGATACTCATGTTCACATATACGTAGGAGATTTGTCTGTCGATCAGCTAAAGAAAGTATATCTATTCTTTTATGTCTGCTATCCATATTTTAAAAGATATGCCAAAATTTCAGATTGGGATGAAAACATCTTCAATGCCAAACCTATTCCTACAGAAAAATATTTCGAAGGAGTAAAAAATGCGCAGACGTTTGATGATTTACAAACTCTCTTCACTAATCAGTCTAAGAAGGGATTCATTCGTCATGCAGTGAATATTTCTGCATACTTCAAGACGAAGACGATAGAATTTAGAACGTTTCATGCAACTGATGATTTCTATCGTGCCATGAATTGTGTGTATTCTGCATATCGCATATTCTATTACGCTATAAGCCACGAATTGGAAGATTATCAATCTATAACATCTTACAAGCAATTTTGTGAGGTTACGGGGCTTAAATATGATACTCCAGATGAGTTATGCCCACTCCTATATCAAGGTAATCCATATAGCGCAATAGAAGCTTTTATGACTATGCCTTTGCCATACAATTCTGAAATGGTTTCAGCTCTATATGATGCTGTAAAAGCTAACGGACACAAGGAAATCTGCATAGTAAATGGCTTTATGTATTACTATGAGTTATTCTTCCTTGATAAGGTGGAAGTATCTATATACTGCCAAGATGCCTACTGCTATCTGCTCTATATGTTGGCAAATGGTAAAACATCACTAACATATAAGGATAAGCTTGCATGGTTGGAGGACTATAACAATCCTACACCATCAAGGCAGCTTGCTTTGGCTCTTTATGCGGTAAAACTGCAAAAGTATTTCATGAGTGAATCGGCAAGAAATAGTGCTGTCTTCGAAGCATTGAAAATTAAGGCAAGGGAATCTATCGAGAAAACCGAAGAGGCAAATGAGCGATTGATGAGATTGCTCACTACATGTGATTTCCATGTTGGAACACTAGAAGAAGCCATCAAGAATAAGAAGGTAATCTTCTTTAATTACGGAAGAATAGAGAAGAAGCAGAAGAGAGCATTCAAACTCATTTCTGAAAATAGTGACTTGAAATCAGATTTTTCTGTTGCAAGGAACGACTACTATAATCTTGTGGAAAGTATTCCGAGTGATAGTTATTTCTACTATTTCAGCAACAGCCCTTATCTGAGAAACCTGCATAAGATAGCTATGTGGAATAATTCAAGTGGTGAAAGACGGTCTGCAGGAAGGTTCCTCTATTGCAATAAGCCAACTGCACAAAATAATGCAAGCACCTCATATTCTTCATACAGAATCGAATGCAACGAGATTGTACCTCCCGATGATTTGGAGATTACAGACGCAAGCAAACTGATGATTGAACGGGTAAACCCACCTTTACTTCATTGCTTGCAAAAGAAGTATATCAAGAAGGTGGACCAATGTAGTGTCTGTCAATTTGCTTTTGTGGTGAAATACGACAAATATACCCTAGGTGGGTTTGGTTTTACGCTACCTCAACACAAGGGGTATGATTTGTTTCAGTTAACGGACTTCTGCACGAATAACGCAATCCCTCGATTGAGTAAACTCATACTGTACTGCATTCAGTCTGTTGGCGTTCAAAGATATTTGAGCAGAAGAATGCGCAAGCTTTGCGAGAAGGTTATCTCCTGCGCTTATACCCATAAGCCTGTGAGCATGAAATATCGTGGTGTATACAAGAAAGTGAAGGAACACTGCACATCATCTTATCTTGCTTACGAAGGAATACTTGGCATATACCCCACGAATAAGGAAATCATTGATAAATATCAAAAATCGTTGAAGAATGGAAAATGAAGATAGATGGAAATACGCAAAAGTTGATATAAACCTCATAGATGAGGTAGAAATCAATGCAAATGAAATGTCGGGTGAAGACTTCGCCCAACTAACAGACAACATTGCTAAGTCTGGATTGAGTAGTGTGCCTACCTGTATCAAGAAGGATAATGGTAGATACATCATGATCAGCGGTAATCATCGTTTGAGGGCATGCAAGAAACTGCACTATAAAATGCTAGGCATCTTATATGTAGAAGAGAGCGAGATTACAAATGATGAAGCTATTGCTATTGAATTATCTCACAACTCCCTTCATGGTGAAGCTAATGTTAGCATCTTGAAGAAGTTGTTTGCATCAATTCAATCTATCGACTTCAAGAAGTTTGCTCATGTGAACATCGACGAGATTAAGCCAATAAGCACAGAGGGTATAGATGTATATGCCATGCAGGAGAATTTCGTATTCACCATCATCCTCTACCCTAGTTCATTTGCTAGTCTGGACACATTGTATGGAGACATTCGTGAGCAAGCACGCAAAAGTGATGCTCTCGTTCTAGCTTCCGAAGAAGATAACGAGAAGACCCTGCTTAAGATTCAACAGGACATAGGTAAGGAGTTTGGTATTAAATCTCCAAGCATCACATTTGCCAAGTTGCTAGAGCTAGCGAGTGAACGTTTAATCGAAATAAAGGAAGGAGAAAAAGAAAATGATTTGGAGCATAACAAGTAAAGAAGAGATGGAGAATTATGGAATTTCTTCCGTCTTCAAATATTATAGAGAAGCCTTAGGAAAAGATAATGTCAAACTAGCTGTTGTAGATGAAAACGATAAGCTAGACTTCTTACAAAAGGAAGATGTGGCATTACTTAGAACCGCAAGTGAATCTCTCATCAAGACTATCCGAGCAAAAGGTGTAAAAACTACAGCAGAGGATTTCTCTAAATACGAATTGGTTAAGGATAAGGAAAAGGTCTTCCGTTTCCTTTGTAGTTGCGGTATTAGGGCACCGAAACAATATCAAAACTATTTATCATCTTTACAAGAAGGTAAGACATATTTTGTTAAACCTAGATATGGAAGTGATAGTTTTGGTATATCGGAGAAAAGCATCTGTCGTACCCCAAAAGAGGTAATGGAACAGATGAAATACCTTAAAGAAGAGTTTGGAATGGAAAGTATTGTTGAGGAGTATATTGCTGGATCTGATTGCACGGTAACCTGCATTAATAACCAAAAATATATACTTCTGTGTTCGATTTCTATTGATTGCGATGAAACCAATGGCATCCAAACACGAGATTGCAAAGTTGGTTTTAAAGAATGCTGTTCTGCAATGAATGATGACAGGTTAATGAATTTGGCAGGAACTATATTCCTTTACTTAGGATTGAAATCTCACGCAAGAATTGATTTTCGCAAGGGAATAGATGGTAGATATTATCCTATAGATATCAATCTGCTTCCTGGACTTGGACCATTAGACCATCTTTCGAAATCACTTTTGTTGTGCAAGAATATGTCGTATATAGATGCTTTGAAAGCAGTCATAGCATCTGCAAGTTAGAAAGGTTGATTATGACAAAGGTAAGAAGAACAGAATTAAAAAAGATTGCCGCTGCTTATGAAAAGAAGGGCGGCAATATGGCTGCTACGGCAGTAGCTTTGGGTATTACACGCCAAGCCTTATATAACTGGCGAAAAGAGGATGAGAAGTTAGCCAAGATGTTGGACGATATAGATGAAGGCATTCTTGACTTTACTGAAAGCAAGTTGGTTGAAAAGGTGAACGAAGGTAATCTAACTGCAATCATCTTCCTTTTGAAAACTAAGGGCAAGAAGCGTGGCTATGTCGAGCAAGTAGATAACAGATTAGTAGAAAACCCATTCGAGAAGTTAATGAAGGAGCTTCCCGATGATGAAGAAGGTTAATTATGGAAAATGGAGAATTGTATATACCTGACTGCTTGTTTCCAACGGACAATCCGTTGGAGATACCATGTTTGTTGTCTGATGTGCAACCTCAGTACATAGAAATCCCATTCTATTGCTTTGGTGAGCAGGCAAGAACAACGAACATGAATGGCAGGGGAACACTCCACTTCTATACTGATGATTATAGATTCCGGTCAATCTATGAGAAGCCAGAGAAGATTTTGAAGTATAACCCTGGTAGCATTATTGAGCCAAACTTCAGCTTATCAAATGATACTCCAATAGCTTTTGGTATGCAGGCTATCTACAAGAAACGCTTTCTTGCGAGAGCTATGCAGGAAAAGGGGATTGGTGTATTTGTTGACTTAAATGTGGCTCCTAAGTTCTATAAGCTGAATTTGATGGGTGTCCCTAAAGGTTACTCATCATTCGCCACAAGGGGGTGTACAGACCGATTAAATGAACTGCAATTTGAATACGAGATTGCCAAGTTCGTAGCAAATGGCAACAGATTCAGATTCATCGTTTATGGAGGTGGTAACGTGATTGAGCAGTGGTGTAAGGAAAATAATGCCGTCTATGTAACACCAATCATCATCATCAAGAATAAGTTGAAAGCTTTTGAAAAGATGAAAGATACCATCGGTATGCTTGATCTTGATGCAAAAGCAAAATACCAAGAGCTGAAAAAGACCTTGTATGATACTCAAGTAAAGAACTTCTCTGTAGAAGATATGCTTGATAACATGCAGGATTTCCCAAAGCTCTCAAAGTAGTTTATTATAGTTAGTAATTAAATTGTTAGGTTATGGGTAAACGAAGTAATGGCACAAGAGGGACAAACAGTTCTTCAGCAAGCAAGAGCCGTAAGGCAAGTGGTGGGGTGAGCGAGCTTGATAGAAAATTTCCTAATTGGAACATAAATTTATTCATTTCAAAGACACCCTATGGAGTCGAAGAAGCCGTTATTGGTTCTTTTCATAGGGTCTATGGAAAGAAATACAGCCTCAGTCAAGAAGTTGGTGATATTGATAAAACATTTAAAGAACTTGGGAAAGATGTATATGTTGACATAAATTCAAGCATTAACACGCCACAAGATTTCTTGAATAAACAAGATGTTGCAAAATACATGTCATCAAGAAATTATGACGGTATCAAGGCTTTAAGATACACTGATGGTAATAGTGAAAGAATAATGATTGTTGATGGAAATCATCGTTTCGTTGCCGCAAAGCTCAATCATGAGAGAAAGGTTAAAATGAGAATAATCGAATAAAGTGTTTGTTTATAGGGAGATTTATATTATTGATGGTTATCATCGAGTTGCAGCAGCCATACTTAAAGGAAACAAGAAAATACGAATATTATTGAATTAGCAATATGTCAGAACAGAAAGCAATAAAAAAAATGATTGCATGGCGCAATGATTGGTGTCTCTTCGCCAAGGAAGTCTTGAAGGCTCGCCTTGACGAAGAGCAAAAGGCTATATTGCGTTCTGTTCAGAAGAACAAAATGACAACGGTAGCCAGTGGAACTGCAAGGGGTAAGGACTTCATCGCTGCCGTAGCCGCTTTATGTTTCCTCTACCTCACTCCTCGCTTTGGTAAGGATGGCAGTTTGGAAAAGAACACCAAGATTGCCCTTACTGCACCGACAGGAAGACAGGTAACAAACATCATGATACCAGAAGTGGCACGTCTATACAAAAAGGCAGGCTTTCTGCCTGGTCGTTTGCTGTCGGATGGTATCAGAACAGATTACGAGGAATGGTATCTGACAGGTTTCAAATCTTCAGCCGACAACACAGAGGCTTGGTCGGGATTCCATGCTGTAAACACCATGTTCATCGTAACAGAAGCATCCGGTATCTCGGACACCATCTATAATGCAATCGAGGGTAACCTGCAAGGTAACTCTCGATTGCTATTGGTATTCAACCCAAACGTTACTACAGGGTATGCAGCCAACTCCATGAAGTCTCCCCGATTCAAGAAGTTTAGATTATCATCCCTCAACGCAGAGAACGTAGTAAGCAAGAAAAACATTATCCCTGGTCAAGTTGACTATGAATGGGTAGCCGATAAGGTCTCAGCATGGGCACAGAAAATCAGAAAATCTGAGTTTGATGAAGGTCGTGGCGATTTTGTTTGGGAAGGTGGGTATTATACGCCCAATGACCTCTTCCGTGTTAAGGTCCTCGGTATGTTTCCGAAGGTTTCCGAAGATACCCTCATTCCATACGAATGGTGCGAGATTGCCCATAGAAGATGGAAGGAACTTAAAGATAGTGGCTTTATCACCCATAAGCCAATACGCCTAGGTGTCGATGTCGCAGGTATGGGGCGCGATAGGTCTTGCTATGTTCCACGACAAGGAAACTATGTTTCAGAAATCAAGTGTCATAATTCGGGTGGTCATGCGGACCACATGGCAGTCGCAGGTCAAGTCGCGCACTACCTAAGTTTGAGTTCCAAGAATAAAGCCTTCATTGATACCATAGGAGAAGGTGCTGGAGTTTATTCAAGACTCATAGAACAAAAGTATTTAACTGCATTCTCTTGCAAGTTCTCGGAAGGCGTGAGAAACAAGCATGATGTGACAGGCTGCTACTCTTTCGCTAACATGAGGGCTTATTTGTTTTGGTGCATACGTGACTGGCTCAACCCGAAGAATGGATTCTTTGCAGCACTTCCACCCGATGATGAGTTGGATCAAGAGTTGTGTGAAGTGCATTGGCTGTTTCAGTCAGATGGTTCAATCATCATGGAACCAAAAGACGAAATCAAGAAGCGTCTGAAACGTTCTCCCGACAAGATGGATGCCCTTGCCAACACCTTCTATCCATACGACTTCGATAGAGACAATGATTTACAATTGTTAAATAGTATAGTATAAATTTGCAAGATACAGAAAAGTTTTGTAACTTTGCAGCTGAAACGTTACCTTTAACGTTTCATTGCTCTTAGTGCACTCCGACCGTGAGGTTAGAGTGCATTTTTTAGTATAAACACTCCGTAACACCATGTTAAAAGCAGTTTTTGCGTTTTTCTTGTCAAATTAGCTTCCTGTAATTTTCGGTAACATTAGTTAAGTTAACGAAACGGCAAATACTTCACATAAGCCTTTCTAAGCTGTTCTATTTTCTTCCCCATATCCTTATACCATTTTTCTGAAAAAGCCTTATATAGAGGAAAATAGGCTTTATTTAACACTCTAGTTATCAACAAGTTATATAAAGTTAAGCAAGAAAAATAATGAGGCTAAAATTTGGTCAAATGCTAAAAAATGACTATCTTTGCACCATCAAAAATAAATAATAA